GGATGGTTGTTATGACTCTGCCTGATAAGGAAGTTATCGTTGATCCTGATGATCAGGATATTGCAGATAAGATCTCTGCACTTATTCCTGCATGTGCTAATCCTTGCCAGAAGGCTGATTTGGTTAAAGCTTTGGTTGAGCTGTTTGATTCTGAGCTCAATAATAACTCATCTACTGATGGTGGTGGAAATTAAAATATATAGACTCAGCAGAGAAGGGGGAGTGTTTCTCCCTTCTCTGTATTTAAGTCTATAGAAAGGAGAACACTAATGCCAAGTACATTTCCTGATATTGACTTTAGGTTTAGACGAGGAACCTTAGAAGGCTATAAAAATACTAGCTATGTAGAAGGTTCTTTAAACTTTACCAAAGATGAAGAGATGATGTATGTCCATAAAGATGGGGTGAAGATAAGAATCTCTGATATCGTTCTTGATGCTGGTACTGAAGCTCAGATAAGAGCTATAGATTTACCTAAGAATAAAATATATCTTGCTTCCGATACTTACAGAATGATGTGGTTCAATAGAACTACACTCACTTGGGAGTATGTAAATAAAGTAGCAGTTAGAGCAGATGTAGCAACTAAGGCAGAAAAGGATATTAATGGTAATGCTATTGCTCGTTACTATTATCCTAGATCTGAAGCTGAAGCGGATTACAATGTATTGAATGCTAGAATGGATGCTATAGATATTGATGTAGCTAGTATAGTTAGATTTGATACTGTAGTTGTTGCTTCTGTGGCAGACCTTCCTTCTATAGGTAAGAAAGGTACTATATATCTTGTACCTATTTCTTCTTATTATGGATATGATGATCTTCCTACTCCTGAAGAAGGTGGAGATCCTTATGGATTAGATACTCACGTAGAATTGCTTTATGTATCTTCTGATCAATACGGAGGATTTTATGAAGTGATTGGTAATACAACTGTAAGCCTTGATGACTATTATACCAAGGAAGAAGTTGATGCTTTACTCGAAGCATTCAGACAGAACTATGAGCGTGATTTTGCTAATTATCAGTCTGATGTAGAAAACGTTATAGATGGTTTACGTACAACTCTCAATAGTTTCATGTCATCAGTAAATAACAAATTTGCTGAGATTGATGTCGAAATAGGTGATGTTGATGAAGTTGTTGTGGATCATAGAGAAAGATTAGAAGCTCTTGAAACTAGAGCTACTAATGTAGAAGGTAGAGCTACAGCTCTTGAAGGTCGTGCTACTAATCTTGAAGCTCGTGTTACTGATCTTGAAGAGAGAGCAGATGCTATGGATGAACGTATCATTAGTGATGAGCAAGATCTTGCAGATCTTACCAGTACGGTTGATGATAATAAAGAAGATATTGAAGGTAAGCTTACTGCTTATTCTACAATTACTGATGCTGAACTTCAGAGAATCAGTGATAAACTTGATCAAACAACACAGCTTGCTGAAGATAATGCTGATCTTATTGATGCTCTTGAAACTGATATTACTGATAGAATCAATCCTGATCTTACAAGTCTTCATAATAGCATTGACTTCATTATGCTTAACTACGCTCGTGCTGATCAGCGTGACGATAATTCATGATAGGAGGATAAGGGTATGGATTTAAATCTCAATAGAGATCTAGTTGTATGTACTTCTGAATATCTTCCTACTCCACCAGAAAGAGATATGAATACTGTCTATTTTGTCTATGACAAAATGGCAGTGTTCGTTGGTAGAACTTTCTACTCTGATCCTTTCTGTGTATTGGAGACTGTTCCAGATCAACCTGCAGAAGGAATGTTGTATATTACAACAGATGGTAGACTTAAGCTTTATGTAGATTATTCATTGATGGATATAGGTGGTACTGATAACCAGACTTATATTGATCGCATTAGATTAGCAGGTACTGTATACTTTATGAAAGCGGAGTATAGGTACCTTGATTTACAGACTAGATGTATAGCTTTACCATATCAAAATGGTACTTATCAGCTGTCTGTAAATCTTATGAAGTGTCTTGCTATTAATAAGAATACAGTTATTCGTTATAATGAAGAAACTGGTAGATTCGAAATTGATGGTGATTACGTAGATACAGATTTTCATGATCCTAATCAGTATTATGGCGTAGACACTGATACAGTTCATACTTGGACTCAAGGTAGACAAGTATATGCTGATGTAAAAGTATCTAATGCTGCTAATAATGCTATTAGAATTTTAGGTAATGGTTTATTTGTAGATGTAGGTGACTGCATTACTACAGAAGAATTTGAGCAATTAGTTCAGTTATTCAGATTATATAAGTCTTCTATTGATGCTTTGATAGAAGAACTTGAAGAGGCTATGGCTGAAGAAGGTTATGATACAACCTTAGAGATGATAGCTGAATTGATTCTTGAAGCTCTTGAAGATTATAAACCTACAATAGAAGACATGTTCGCTAATTACGATATGATCTTCGAACAGTTAGGTTATATTCGTGGCGCAAGTATTGATTATACTGATGCTAAAGTACAAGAAGTTAAAGATGAGATTATTGAATATTTAAATAATCTTGCTAAAACTTGGGATGTATATGAGAATGATCCTGGTACTACTATCAATGATGAAACTTTGAGTGAAGATGAAGCTATATATCTTGCTAATGCTGTAGAACAAGCTAGAGCAGATATTATACTTAAAAGAAATTATGGTCTTCCTGATGACGGATCTTGCTTAGTTGATTTAGACTATGCTTATATCTATAATGGAATGCCTAAAGAAGGTAGAAAGATTCTTGGTGAGAAACTGAATGCTGAATCTATATATGGTAGAAATCCTATGACTACATGTTTTGCGGTTTATGAGGACTTACCTAGTGGATATTTCTATTATTATAAATTCACAGATGTTCCGCCTGTATATGGAGATGATGTATTAGAAGATGGATTCACTAGATGGATTCCTTATAATGATATACCTAGTTTCTATGATGATACACCTATAACTTTAGTTATGACGAATGCTAACAAGAAAGTTGTAAAATACTTTGTTGAACCTCATGCTAAGGTTAGAACTTCATCATCAGGAGAACTTGTACCTTTGAATATCAATATGGTTCGTGAGATAGGAACCACATTGATGAATGTATATGTATATCCTGGTAAGCAGAGTCCTACTAATAGATATGCTTATGGTATTCTTGATTCAGTTATTCCTGAATATGATGGATTGCTTCCTACAGGGTTCATCAATTGGGATGGAACTTCTCAGTTGAATTTAGCTGACTATGATGGTGTTACTATAACTATCATAGAATATGATTCTACTGGTTTATGTAAAGCTTTAGGTATGTATAAAGTTGACTTGCAAGCAGATATATTACATATGCTTACTGTAAATTGTACTTATGGTAGAGATACTTTGTATACTAAGATTGAATCTATATATCCTCAGAAGCAGGAAGATACCAATAAGTATTACTTTACACATGGTTATAGAATTCCTGACTACAATGAAGATATATTGAATAATCCTGTATGGGAAGAATGGATAGAACCTGATCAGATTCAATGTCGTTCATTTAATGAAACTATAAGTATGGTTGAATGTAAGATGCTTAATGGCGCTGCTAGAGTACAGAGAGCTGGTTACTTTACAGCTAAATGTAATAACAAATACTATCCGACATATTACTATGATATGAATGAGTTTATGCAGGATATATTTATTGATAATTCTGCTCTTAAATTAGCTTATAGGCAATTAGAGTACTATGAAGATCTGTGGTTGAACTATAAAGATACTTTACCTAGTGATTTCACTTTAGCAGGAAGAGCTGTTATTGGTGATATGAATTTCCATATTCCTATTGTTCCTGTAAAGAGAATAGCTATATGTACTATGATAGATAATACAAAGGTAGAGAAGTTTACTATAGTTGAACCTGATGTGGAATATGCTAAGAATATTTCATTTGATGTAACTAATGTAAATACTGATAAGATTACTCTTGTTGGCATAAGTACTTTAGCTACAAATATAAGCAGATACTTCTACCAGTTAATGGCAGGAGATGATGGTAAGATTTATTATTACAATGAGCCTATTAATACTATTGACTATTTAGAGTGGTCTATTGGTTTAGTAATTACATTAGTAGATCCTGCAGTTGACACTATAAAGCTTGTCGGTGTTGATCAATATAATAGAATAGTAGCAGTAGGAAAACAGCCTATAATTAGGTAAAAATTGTAGTAATTTATAGACGTTAGCCCGTTAACATTCGAATAAATTGAAAGGAGACAGGTCATGGCTTATGCAAAAATACGTCCTAGACGTGGCAGTCTTTATGAATTTGAGTCTGTGAACCCCGTCCTCGCCGAAGGGGAAATGGTCCTTGAAGTGCCTGATGCTGGTGTCGGTACAGGTCTCTCCAGATTTAAGATCGGTGATGGTGTATCACATTACAAAGATCTTCCTTATGCATTTGATGGTGCGTCTGCGAAGTCTATCAGAGGTGGTACTCCTGAAATTTTCAATCTTATCACGCTAAGAGCAGGTACAGAAGAGTTATGGTTACTCGTTGATCCTGTATTGGAGTATGGAGAGCCGGGATTTGATTCTACAAATAACTCTATCAAGATCGGTGATGGAGTTAAAAAGTGGTCAGAGCTTGAGTATATGAAATCTAGTGATTTTGTATCGCCGGTTTTTGATTTTGGTGACGAGGGTGTATAAGACAATTCGTGAGAGATGCTTATATAGCACCTCTCACGACTATTAATTTGAGAATGTGATCCTACTCAGGAAATCTTTAAAAGGAGGAAAATCTGATGGCTGACACAAATAAGCAGCTTTTGCCTCATAGAGGTGGTGTCGACAAAATGACTCAGGGAGCAGGTAAAAACATTGTACTTGCTTCCGGTGAATTATTTATTGAGTACCCTAATGCTGGCGCTGGTAGGGGTAAATGCAAGATCAAGATTGGTGATGGTGTTACAGCATACTCATCTTTACCGTATGCTATAGGTGATACAAGCACTGATCCTATAACTTTTACCCAGGGTACTGAAGCAAATATTGATAGAGCTCTTGCTGCTATATCTACTGGTAAGCCTCTTAACGAGCTTATTGGTAATATCAAACAGTTGGGAAATCTTATCGATGTTGAAATCGATGCTTTGAATAATGAGGATTGGTACAATTCTACTGATCCTACAAGAGCAGCTCATGGTATTATGCTTAGAGCTGATAAAACTAAGCTTAATGGTATTCAGGATGGTGCAGAAGTTAACCAGAATGCATTCTCTACAGTATCTATCAATAGTGGATCTACAACTGTAAATCTTCAGGCTGATAGTAAGACTGATAAGCTTACTATTAAAGCAGGTGATAATGTAGCTTTAACACCTGATGCAGCTTCTGATACTGTTACTATCAATGCTAAGGATAGTGTATATACTGCTGGTTCTGGAATTGAGATCAGTGATGCCAATGTAATTAAGCAGATCAAGCTTAATGCTACAACTACATCTGGTAATAACAATGCAACTACAGTACAGTTTGGTACATCATTCAAGGTTCCTAAGATCAAGTTTGATACTAATGGCCATATGGTTTCTTCTGAAGATGTAACTCTTACTATTCCTACTGTAGGTGATAGCGATGAGAAGGTTGCTCAGCAGGCTGCAACAGATAATGCTGATTTGAGAGTATTACTTTCTGTTACTGCAACAGATGCAGGTCAGATCGATGTTGTAAAGAAACAAAAAGATCTTACTTATAATCCTAATACTAAGAACCTTAAGGTTGTTAAGATTAATGGTGTAGATGTTGGATCTAGTCCTAAGTTTACTGATAATGATACTCAGTATACTGCTGGCGTTGGTATGACATTGACAGGAACCGTATTTAAAGCTAAAATGAAGCAGGATACAGCTTCTACTTTAGCAAGTAATGAAGTTTCCACTACAGCTGGTAGACAGTATGCTGTAACACCTGATAAGAATGGTGTACTTAGTGTAAACGTTCCTTGGGTTGATGAAAATACCAAGTACTTTGCAGGTGGTGGAATTAATCTGAATAATGGAACTTTCAGCAATGCAGGTGTTCGTAGTGTAGCAACTGGTACTGCAGCTGGTTCTATAAAAGTTAAAACAGATGATGGTGATCCTGTAGATATAGCTGTAAAAGATGCAGCATTATCTGTAAAAACTATTGCTAGGGTTGGTAATACAAATCAATTTGTAGCTACAAGATTAAATGGATCTACATTTGATTTCTATCAGAAAGATGATAATACAACTTATACTGCTAGTGATGGTATAAAGCTTAATGGAACTAATTTTACTAATGATGGTGTACGTAATATTTATACTGATAATAATACACCTAATGGTAATATAAGTTTCAACAAAGCTGGTACAGCTTATAATGTACAAGTAAAAGGTATCGGGACAGCTGCATACAAAGCTGATAGTTACTTTGCTACAGCTGGTCATACCCACACTAATGCCACAACAGCAGCTGCTGGTTTTATGAGCACTGCTCATGTTACTAAGCTTAATGGTATTAAAGAAGGTGCAGAAGTTAATCCGAACACATTTACCAAAATAAGTGTTGAAAATCAAGAATGTGATCTTTCCAGTAAAAATTCTGAATTAACACTTAGAGGAGGATCTAATGTAAGCTTGTCATACAATTTTACAGATAGAAGTAATCCTCAAGTAACAATAGCTGCTGTTGATACTAAATATACTGCCGGTACATGTATAAGTATATCTAATACTAATGAAATATCAGCTATTGGTGTTATCACAAATGTAACTGATGATGATCCTAATATAGGAAATGGGCAATTTTGTGTATCTGGACGCAATTTAAATGGTATTGGATTTACCAAAATGGTATCAGTTAAAGGATTAGGTACAGCAGCATATAGAGCTGATTCAGCTTTTGCTGCATCTAATCACAATCATGATAGTGTATATTTAAAATTATCAGGTGGTACTTTGTCTGGTAATTTATATATGGCTAATAATAAAGATATTATTTTCAATGGTTCAGGATATATTTATTCAAATAGTAGCACTGGTAATGTATATTTTGGCACTAATGATAGACCTATTAGTGGAATTTATTCTAATGAATATCGTTCATCATCAAATATTGATTTGATAGCTGCTTCAACTGGTGGTGCTATTAGATGTTATAAAGGGTCTGCCAATGCTGCTAATTTTAACGATATTTACTGCAAAAATATATATTGCAAAAGTGGTGCCGTTTATTGCACTTCAATTAAAGGTGATAGTGTAACAACTATTCCTGTAGCTGCTCATTTAGATTTAAAGGATGGTGCAACTCGTTATAATCTTACATGTAATTATGTACATGCATATGGTACTGTAGATGCTAAGAATAATCTTACTGTAGCCGGATATATAACTGCAACTGGCTATATAACAACAAATGGTAATATAACAGCTGGTAATGGATTGGAATCTGCAAATATTAAATGCTATGGTAGTTTAATATCTGTAAATGCGACTATTGAAGGATCATCAGGCAACACTGATTTCATCTTTAAAAATGGATCAACAAAAGGCAATTATTGTTTTTGTAAAATAAATGCAAATAGAGCTTCTTTATCTGCAGGTGATTACCAAGATTTATATTGTAATGATGTTTGGTATTATGGTGCTCTCCATCCTGCATCTGGAGGATCTTCTAGAGAATATAAAGAGAACATCAAACCTATGTCAGATGAACTTGCTGAAAAGATATTAGATATAAATACTGTAACTTTTGATTATACAGAAGAGTATTTCAACGGAAAAGATAAAGATAGAAAAGATCGCAGAGGTGTTATTGCAGAGGAAGTTGAAGAAATAATGCCTGAAGTGGTTGATAGAGCAATTAGTACTGTTGATAATAAAGAATATATATCAGTTGATTATACAAAATTTGTTCCTTATTTAATTAAAATGGTTCAAATCCAGAATGATAGGATCAATGCATTAGAAAAGGAAATTGAGAATTTAAAGAAATAATATTAACTTTTCAAAATTTAATTATATTGGCATAATAATTGTCTTAAACAGGCAATTATTATGCCACTTTTTGGTAATATCTATAAACATGATAGGCATACACATGTCTCATGAGGTTAGGAGGAAAATATGGACAGAGATAGTTCTTTGCATTTCAAGCCTCGTAGAGGCGAAGATTTTTATATGAATAACGGTGAAGGTAAAACAACTATCCTTAAAGAAGGAGAATTATTTATAGAATATACAGGTGCATCACCTGGTATTGGTAAACAAAAAATAAAAATTGGTGATGGCGAAACTATGTATTACTTGTTACCATATGCTTTAGGTGATACAAGTACTGATCCTATCACTTTTACACAAGGAATAGAAGAAACTGTAGAAGCTTCATTAAATAATGTAGTTTCTGGTGCAGAAGTTAGAAATATAGTTGGAAATTTTAAACAAGCTATCAAATTATGTAAAGATGAAATAGATTCTGGGGCTGGTACAGCATCTTTAGCAGTAAAATCTATAGCTAGAGATGGATTAACTTTTATTGCAACTAGGCTTAATGGATCAACATTTTCATTTGATCAACAAGATAATGATACTCAATATAATGCAGGTGTTGGATTAGTATTGGGCAATAACAATACATTCAAAGCAAGATTAAGATTTGAGGAACAATTAGATGTAGCTGCACAATATGAAGGTGATTATACAAAAACTTATCCAGTTAGATTGGATATAAATGGTGATCTTTGTGTACCTATTCCTTGGACTGATACTCTATATAGTGTAGGTGATGGTTTAATTATATCAGAAGATAATAGAATTTCAGCTAAACTAAGAGATGGTGCTGGATCTTCTTTAGTTACTACAACTAAAACTACTTATGACAATAGAGAGTATCCTGTTGGTTTGGATAACAATGGGTATTTATCTGTAAATATTCCTTGGTTGGCATTTGGAAAATACAAAGTTGGAACAAGTACAATAGAAGCTTCAACATCAGAAGATACTATAGAATTTGCTGCAGGATCTTGTATAACTTTAACTCCAGATGTTGATCATGATAAAATAACTATCACCAATAGTGGTGTTCGTGAAGTACAACATAGTACCAATAATGGATATATTAATATAAATACAAATGGCACTACAGCTAATATTAGACTTAATTCAGTACATAAAATAGTTGAAAGTAGTACAAATGGATATATTACTGTAACTACAGATGGTAATACAGCAGATGTATTCGTACACGGTTTGGGCTCTAGAGCTTTTGATAGTACTGAATATTTGCCTTTAGCTGGTGGAGTTGTACATGGTGCAACCACATTCAGTAATACAATGAAAGTTACAGGTGCTACTACTTTAACTAGCACTCTTGATGTAACAAGTAATACTACTATAGGTGGTACATTAAAGACTACTGGTGCATCAACATTTACAGGTGCATCTTCATTTGGAAATAATGTAGATATTACAGGTAATACTACTATAGGTGGTACATTAAAGACAACAGGTGCTAGTACTTTTGTAGGTACTGTTAAAGCTAATGAAGCTGTTACTATGGATAAGACTTTAGCAGTAACAGGAAACACTACTATAGGTGGTACTCTTAAAACTACTGGAGCTACAACTTTAAGTGGTGCAGCTACTTTAAGTAGTACTTTATCTGTAGCAGGTGCATCTACGTTCTCTGGTACTATTAAAGCTAAAGAAGCTGTTACTATGGATAAGACTTTAGCAGTTACTGGTAATACTACTATAGGTGGTACATTACAGACAACTGGTGCATCTACTTTTAGTGGAACAATAAAGGCTAAAGAAGCTGTTACTATGGATAAAACCTTAGCAGTTACTGGAAACACAACAGTTGGTGGTACACTTAAAACCACTGGTGCATCAACATTTACTGGTGCTTCTACATTTAGTAGTACTGTAGGTATAGCTAGTAATACTACTATAGGTGGTACATTGCAAACAACTGGAGCTTCTACTTTCAGTGGTACTATAACTGGAAAAGAAGCAGTTACTTTAGAAAAGACTCTTGCAGTTACTGGTAATACTACTATAGGTGGCACTCTTAAAACCACTGGAGCATCCACATTTAGCAGTACATTATATGCTGCTGGTAATACTACCTTAGGTGGAACTTTAGCTGTTACAGGTGCAGCTACTTTAAATAGTACTGCAACTATTAAAAATCTTCTTACTCTGTATAGAGAAGGAACAACTGCAAATAATTATCCTGCTGGTATTACTTTCTCTCTGAAAGATACTACTACAGGAAAGACATATAATGGTGGACATATTTATGCTTATCAGGATCACCAATCAGAACCCTATGGTGATAATTTAGTTATTAATCCGGGTGGTGGATTATTCATTGGATCTGGTGAGGCTCCTGATGCACATTATGCTGCTAAGACTTCATATACAGGTGAAGATACTTTCATAACTGCTGATGGTAGTGTATTTGTACAGTCTAAAGGTAATACTATAGCTAATAGACTTGGTTTTAGACTTACAGATAATCATGAGATTATTCCTGTAAAAGCAGATGTTGATACTAATAACGTTGGTTCTATAGGTACTAGCACATATAAGTGGGGTGATATTTACGCTACTAATATTCATGCTGATGTATCTAGTGCAACTATAAGTACAACAGGTGATGTAACTGTAGGTGGTAAGCTTACAGTTACTGGAGCAACAGCATTAAATAGTACGCTTACAGTAGCTAATGGTTCTACTTTCAGTGGAACAATTAAAGCTAAAGAAGCTGTTACTATGGATAAGACACTTGCTGTTACTGGTAATACTACTATAGGTGGTACTCTTAAAACTACTGGAGCTACAACACTTAGTGGTGCAGCTACTTTGAGTAGCACTTTATCTGTAGCTAGCAATGCTACTGTTGGTGGTACATTAAAGACAACTGGAGCTTCTACTTTCAGTGGTGCTATAACTGGAAAAGAAGCAGTTACTTTAGAAAAGACTTTAGCAGTAACAGGAAACACAACTGTAGGTGGAACATTCCAGACAACTGGTGCATCTACATTCTCTGGTACTATTAAAGCTAAAGAAGCTGTTACTATGGATAAGACTCTTGATGTAACAGGTAATACAACAATTGGTGGTACACTTAAAGTTACAGGTGCTACCACACTTAGTGGAGCAGCTACATTAAGTAGTACTTTAGCAGTAACAAGTAATGCTACTGTAGGTGGAACATTCCAGACAACTGGTGCATCTACTTTCAGTGGCGCTATAAAGGCTAAAGAAGCTGTTACTATGGATAAAACCTTAGCGGTAACAGGTAATACTACTATAGGTGGTACTCTTAAAACTACTGGAGCAACTACTCTTACTGGAGCTGCAACTTTAAGTAGTACTATGACTGTAGCAGGTGCATCCACGTTCTCTGGTACTATAAAAGCTAAAGAAGCTGTTACTATGGATAAGACACTTGATGTTACTGGTAATACTACTATAGGTGGTACATTAAAAACAACTGGAGCATCAACATTTACAGGTGCTATGACTGTATCTGGTAATTTAACTGGAACTAATATTAGTGGAACCATAGTTGGTGTTAAAGATACAAGCGGAACTGCTGGTGGTATAGCATTATATGGTTCTCCTAATAACCTTGATGAATATGGTATTTACTTTAGAAAAACTTCTAATAAGGGGGTTCATGGATATGTAACTTCAGATTGGGCTACATATTTTACTATGAGTAATACCAATAATAGAGGATGGATATTTAGAAGAAATGGATCTGGTAACGTTGCATCTATTGATACTAATGGTAGAGCTGTATTCAATGGATCAGTTACAATTGGTGGTAATGCGGCTAATACATCAGGTGCTAGAATGGAATATAATAGTACTAATAGCTGTATTGATTTTGTATTTGTATAAAAGGAGGGGAGTTATATGAGTTTACGATTATGGCTCCCCTTTAATGGGAGCATAGCAAATCATGGATCTGATGGTTTACCTATGGCTGGTACACCATTATCATATGCTGATGGTAAGATTGGCCAATCTCTTACTTTTAATGGAGCTGTAGCTAATGTCATTTATAATAATACAACTAACTATAACTTCATAGATAACTTTGGATTTGCTATATGGCTATATCCTATATATACAGGAACAACAGCACAATATGCATTTACTGTAGGTAGAGCAGATGCTGGTGGATATGGATATGGTATCCAGGTTATAAGTACTACACAGATTTATGTAAGATTTGGAAATAAGTCTATTACTGTAGATTGTACTTCTAATACATGGACACATATAGCAATGGCTGTAAAAGGAAGTAATATCTATGTGTATAAGAATGGTGCTTTGGTTTCTACAACAGCTGTAGGCTCTTTGCCTACATATAGTGATGGTAATGGCCTTGGTGTTGGATGTTTCCATTATAGTGGTAATATTTACCCTTACTATGGTAGAATATGTGATTTCAGAATATATGATCATGCTATATCTGCTAAAGAAGTAAAAGAATTATCTAAAGCTTTAGTGTTACACTATCCTTTGAATGATCAATATGCTGCTGGTGCAATTAATAAATTCTCTGGAGATGTTGCTGCTGGATTAGTAGGTCCTGGATCTTTCACAAGAACTAAACTTGATAATGAAAGAGGGTATAATTATAAACTTACAAGAACAGGAACAGGAAATAGTTCTTGGCCTTCACTTGGAACATCTGCTTATTCTTTTACTGCTGGTAAACGATATTTTTATTCTGTTAAAGTAAGATGTAACAAATGGACAGTTGGATCATTGTATTTGAGAGCATCTAGATCATCTAATGACTGGGTTACAAATTCTGTTGTTATATGCAGTCCATCTTTAGCAGACGGACAATGGCATGAATATTATGTATCTCAGGTTGTAAACGAAACCTATGATAGATCTGGCTCTACTGTAACTTGTAATCCTGTATTAGAAATGTATTGTAGCGATCAAAAGGCTGAAGGTACAGTTTTTGATATGGATTTTGATCTTAAAGATGTACAAGTTGTAGAATCAGATGTATATGTGCCTTTTGTACAAAATGAATATGCATCAAATATGAAAGATACTTCTGGATTTTTACGTAATGGAACTGTATCTGGTACTTTGGTATTTAACACAAATACTCCAAGATATGATATATGTACAAGTTTTGAAAACTCTCCATATATTGCATCTCCAGCGATAACTTGTGGTGGATTTGCTAATAGTTATACATTTGCTTGGTGGGGAAAAATAAAAAACTATACAGGACATATGATGTGGGGATTCTCTAATGGAAATAGATTGAATTTATATATGTCTAATAGTGGAAATAATTTTTATTGGAATACTGGAGATGGTAATGGTAATCCTTTTGGATCTATAAAGCCATCTGATTATATAAATGCTTGGCATCATTTTGCAGTTACAGGTGATGGCAGTGCTGCAAAATTATATATAGACGGAGTATTTAAAGCAAATGCTTCTTCATATAAAGGCATAACTGGAACACAAATAATTCTCAATGGTTGGGATACAAGTGCTAGTTATGATTTTAATGGATCATTGTCTGATTTTAGAGTGTATGCTACTGCTTTATCAGAAGCTGATATCAAAGAATTATATCAAGCTGCAGCTCATATTGATAATATGGGTGGTCTTCATTGTTATGATATTACAGAAAATTAGGAGGTGAGCAAATGGGAACTTCAATGAAGAAATCAGGAATTATAACTTCTGGAGCTTTTGCAGATTTTGCTCAGAATCCTTATGATAGAACTATTTATACTGAGCCTGATGGAAGTACTTGGATGAGGATTGCACATCATAATAATCCAACAAATGCTAAATTTGCTAGTGGAAATGATTTTGCTAACAAAGTTTATCTTGATGCTGATAGATGGTTTGCTGTATCTTTAGCTGATCAGATACAATCTGGTAAGTGGGAACTTATGGTGAAGCAGAAAACTACTTCTGATGCTACAGAAACTAAATGGAGATGGATACAAAATACTTCTCCTATGGCTGGTTCTTATGATTCTGTAAAAGCAGCTAATGTAACCAAAATAACTTCCTCCGGATACAGTGTTGAAAGTGTAGCCGGAGGTGCATATAAATTTAATAGTAATACGTATTTAGTAATAGCTAATGCTTCTAATGGTAACTGGTTTGGTGCTATTGGAGCTTGGAGTGCTCATAATGGTGGTATACCGGGATATCCTAATACTACTGTTACTACAGGATATATAGATTTGTATCTGAGAGTGGATTCTATTATAGCTAGTCTCGGAAATAATTACGTTAAGTGCAATGAAATTATAGAAATATAAAATGTGATTGAAAGGAGATGCTACGATGGCACATTTAGGAAATACAGTGATTAATGGTGCCTTGAGGGTTCTCGGTGGCGAATACGTAGATACTATAAATGGAGTCACAGTTGGATCTTCTCCGAAGTTTTCAGACACCTTGTATAATTTTTCAGGTGTTGCATTTAAATCAGGTGGACAAAATAATGAAACACATGATGCTAATGCTGCTACATCTAACGGAAATTATTATTATACATCAAATGGCCCTGCCACAAGTATAGGAGCATCAAGTGACGGAGCATTATATGTACAGAGCTATAGTGCTAACTGGGTTGCTCAAATGGCTCAAGATTATAGAAATGGTAATTTATTTGTTCGTGGTAAAAATAATGGTACTTGGCAATCATGGAAACAAGTAGCATATAAGAGTGATATATCAACTCTTCAAACAAATTTCCAGGCTGGTGTTGATAGCGTTTATAACGCTATAGTTGCTGAGGGTACAACACCGGCCAGTAAATCCCTCAGTGATGTAGTTGCAGGTATAGACACTATGTCTACTAATAGATATAACAAAGGAACTGCTGACGGATATGCTACTAAAAGAAATCAGTTAACAGGTACTTACACTCCTACAGGGTCAGGTGGATCTAGACTTGATATGGGAAGTAATCATAACTATCGTTATGTGAACACTAATACAGTATATAATACTGGTACCACCAATGGATATAATACCAAGGTCAATCAGTTAACTGCTACTTATACACCGACTGGTACTGGCGGTAGTGCTCTTGATATGGGTAGTAACCATAATAATCGTTATGTAAATACTAATACTGTATACAATACTGGTACCACCAATGGATATAATGCCAAAGTAGCACAACTTACTGCTACTTATACACCGACTGGATCTGGTGGATCTAAATTAGACATGGGTAGTAACCATAATAATCGTTATGTAAACACTAATACAGTATATAATACTGGTACAACTAATGGTTATAATGCTGGTACAACAGCTGGATATAACTCTGGAACAACTGCTGGTTACAATACAAAAGTTGGTCAACTTACAGCTACATACACACCAACTGGATCTGGTGGATCTAAATTGGACATGGGAAGTAATCATAACAACAGATATGTGAATACTAATACTGTTTATAATACTGGTACAACTAATGGATATAATGCTAAGGTTGCTCAGTTAACTGCTACATATACTCCTACAGGATCTGGTGGATCTAAGTTAGATATGGGTAGTAATCATAACTATCGTTATGTGAATACCAATACTGTATATAACTCTGGAACAACCGCTGGTTATAATTCTGGTACTGCTGCAGGGTACACTAGTGGTTATAATGCTGGTACTTCGGATGGCTATACTACTGGTTATAATGCTGGTACTACTGCTGGTTATAATACCAAGAAAAACTCATTAACAGGTACATACAAACCTAGCAGTAATGGATCTAGACTTGATATGGGTGCAGATCATACATACAGATATGTAAATACTACTGCTGTATATAACTCTGGTACTTCTGCTGGTTATAATTCTGGTACTGCTGCTGGTTATACTAGTGGTTATAATGCTGGTACAGCTGATGGATATGCTACTAAAAGAAACCAATTAACAGGTACTTATAAACCGACATCTAGATCATCCAGAGCAGATATGGGTAGTAATCATAACTATCGTTATGTAAATACTACTGCTATACCTAATAAAAATGATGCTGGATTATATGGTATCACTGGTTGTTATGCTACTGTACAATGGGGTAATGATGGTGCATATAGTGGATTTAAGCTTAATGTAGGATTAACTTTATATGCATTAGGGGCAAACTCAGCAAATAGCCAATATAGTTATAATATTAAATCTAATCAAAAAATTATTGTAGTTGTATCTCCAGATTTAAGAAATGGTACCTCTCCAACAGCATCTTGTACCAGAGCTGCTAATACTGTTACAATTACAGCGCTTAGTACTTCAAATCCAGGTATAAAGGTTTGGAAAGCTGAATGTCTTTCTGGTGCTACATACGTATATTTTACTTGTAATTATCCATATTTCTATGCAATAGTTGTTATAGGAAATTAATATTAATTTTACCTGGAGGTATTATACCTCCAGGTTTTAAATTTATATTTTTAAAACCTTTTAATAATTTTAATAAAGGAGTATTATATATGAATAGACCATTTTTCTCTATTATAATACCTTGTTATAATAGTAAACCTGAAAGAATAAGAGAATTATTAGAATCGATATGTAAAGGTGGTTGTTCTATGAACGATATAGAAGTTATTATATCTGATGATAGATCAACTGATAAATCATATTTAGACGTAGTAATGGAATATAATAATCTAAATATAAAGATAGTATATGTACCGGAAATAAATGAAGATGGTGTAGAATTAATACATTGTCCTGGTAATACTAGAGAATATGGCGTTAGAGAAGCTTCAGGAGAATGGATTACTTTTATAGATCATGATGATATATTCGTAGAAAATGCATTTGCTAATATTAAAAAAGCTATAGAAGATAATAATGAAAAATACATGATTTCTGGAAATTTATTAAATGCAAAAAATAAATGTAGAATTATTAAAACTGCAACTAATTGGATGCATGCTAAGTTCTATAATTTAGATAAATTCTGGAAAACATATGATTTTCATTTTAAAACAAATTTATTTTCTAATGAAGATATTTATATATCGATGAGAGAATATTTTGTATTTTTTAAATTATATGGAAATAAAACAAGTAAAGGAAATACTCATATAGATACAGATGTATATATCTGGAGATGGAATGAAGATAGTACATCTAATATTAAATATAATGGTGAATCATATATGGAGCATTTCTTTTTAGATTACATAAAAGCGACATATGATGTATGTACAGAAGAATATAATAAAGCTATAAAAGATAATAATACAGATTATAATTTTATTTATTACTGCAAATGCATACATGCTGATTCTATACTGTATATGTTTTTATATCTTCAGTCTTTTAAATATATGAAGAGGACTACTTACAGAAAAGATATTGAATTAGTTGTAAAAGAAAAGATAAAAGAATATTATAATAGATACAAAGTAGATAATAATTATTTATTTAATTTTATAAAAACAGAAAAAGATTTTAATTCAGGAGTAAGTGGAAACTGGTACGTTAGAGCTAAAAGTGTAGTTATAGATGGAGTTGGTCAATTTAAAGAAGTTGATTCTTTCTACGAATTTTTGAAAAGTGTAAAAGAGGATAGTATTATGATTGATAATTCGAGCGATAGACCTTTCTTTTCTATTATAATACCTTGTTATAATAGTAAACCTGAAAGAATAAGAGAATTATTAGAATCTATATGTAAAGGTGGTTGTTCTATGAACGATATAGAAGTTATTATATCTGATGATAGATCAACTGATAAATCATATTTAGACGTAGTAATGGAATATAGCGAAAAACTTTTTATACGTGTATTTTCTGTTCCAGATGTAAATGATGAAGGCGTAAGATTGACACATTGCCCTGGTAATACAAGACAGAATGGTGTTAATCATGCTACAGGTAGATGGCTTACATTTATAGATCATGACGATTTATTTACGGAAGGAGCTTTTAAGAAAGTAAAGGAAGTTATAGAAGAAACTAATGAGCAGTATCTTATTTGTTGTAATTTCTATCATGTTGACCCTTATAATAATACTGTTATAGAAGAGGTTAAGCATACAACTAATTGGATGCATGGTAAATTTTATAACTTTGATAATTTATGGAAAAAATATAATTTACACTATAAAACTAATTTATTTGGTAATGAAGATATATGTGTATCAGCACAAGTAAATGATGTATGGTTTAGAATAAATAAAGATAAAGTAGATATTAGAAATTGTGTAATACCTACTGTATGGATAGAGGATTTTGTATATGTTTGGAGAGCTTGGGATGATAGCACTTCAAATATGATGTATAAAAATAATTATATGGAAGAATATTTTATTGATTATTTAAATGGAGTTATGGGAACATATATAGATGATTATAATAAGCTGAAAGAATCTGGTCAATTAGATGAGAAAGATATAGAATATTATAAATTAATGCAAGCTGATGTAATAGTATATTCATATTATTATCTTCAATCATTTAAATTTAATCATTCTAATGATTATGATTTAAATATAGAATTTATGATAAAGAAACATATAAAAGATTTTTATAAAAGGTTTAATACAACTTGCATAGACTTATATAATTATATAGATTATCATGAATCTGAACGTGGTGAATGGGTGTATAACATATGGGAAAATGTTATAAAAGGTGTTGGACCTTTTATAGAAGTAGATTCATTTTTCGATTTTTTATCTAAGTAAGGAGAACGCAATGGATAATATTTTAAATGGTATATTAATAGATACTTTATTTAAAAATCCGGAAATTATGAAAGTTGTAAGTGAAACTTATACTATTAATAATAAAAAAGAAGATATAATAGATGATATAATTGATATTAATAGACCTTTCTTTTCTATTATAATACCTTGTTATAATAGTAAACCTGAAAGAATAAGAGAATTATTTGATAGTATAGTAAAAGCAGGATGTAATGATATAACAGAGATTATTATATCTGATGATAGATCTACTGATAAATCATATTTAGAAGTAGTTAAAGAATATAATAATCTTAATATAAAAATTATATATGTACCAGAAGTTGATGAATTAGGCAATGAATTAATACATTGTCCTGGTAATACTAGAGAATATGGTGTTAATCGTGCAACAGGTAAATGGATTATATTTGTAGATCATGATGATGTACTTGCTGAGAATGCATTATCTGATATTAAACAATATATATTAGATACTAGAGAAAAGTATCTTGTTGCCAGTAGAATAAGAGTATATAATACTGTAACAGAAGAAGAATATTTCTTCGATACTCCAGATGATACAGTTAATTGGATGCATGGTAAGTTTTATAATTTAGATAACTTCTGGAAGTCATATTGTTTTCATTTTGTAACTAATATAAAATCTGGTGAAGATGTAGCTATTTGTTCAAGAGTAAGATGTATATTACATTCTTTGAATTTAGAAATGAATTTCTTTGAAGAAGTTACATATACTTGGAGAAAATGGCCTGATAGTTTATCTAATACAAGATGTAAATTTGGTGATGCTATGGTTCAATTTCATTATGAATATTTTGATGATTTCTTTGAATCCACTATTGAAGTATTTGTTAATGAATATAACAAAATTGATCCTAGCGCATTAACAGATAAAGATATAGAATTTTATAAATTTATACAAGCTGATGTAATTCTGTATATGTATTTCTATATTCAAATATTTAAATATACTTATGGAAATTCATTTAATACATTTTTGGAGGCAAAAGCTAAAAAATATATACATGAATTTCTTGATAGATTCCGTATGTTTCCATGTGTATTATACGACTATGTATGTGCATATAGAAATAATGGTTATGATTTATGGTTTACTGAAGTTAAAAAATCTGTTAGACATCATATGGGCTACTTCATTGAAACAGATACTTTCTATGATTTTATATCTAAATAATATTTACCCAGTAGGTATAATACCTACTGGGTTTTATTTGTAAAAAACCATAATTTCAGTTATATATTATTACTGTGAAAGTAATGTAGTCAGGCTTCATTCTAGCTATTCCCTTAGAGGGAATAGCAGGAATAGGAGCCTTAGTTGAGTTTGGTTTTTGTCAAACTCTGTAACTTATCAACCAATCAAAATTCATAAGGAGGAAAGTAATATGAGTGGTATTGCATCAGAAATCAGAATGTGCGGACTATTTAACACATTGAGAACGTATGCAGAGCTGGCATTTTATGATGGTGTCAACGCAGCAAACAATATAGACTATAAAGTCTATAAGAAGTTCTCAGACAAGAAGAAGGAGAACACAGAAAAAATAGAGGAAGCTAAAGCTGAAGAAAAGCAGGTTGAAAAGCCGGTTGAAGTAAAGGCTGAATCTACAACAGCTGAAACTAATGATCAGGCTAAAACTGCTGAAACTACTAAAGTAACAGCAGAAATAGTTCCGGTTGAAACTGAAAACAGAGTCACAGAAGCAACAGCGGATGACCTGGTAATAGTTTCAGATTCACAAATAGCTCATTTGAATCTGGAGCAGGCTCAAGAGATCATTGCAAAAGCAATGGAGTCACACAGGGATGTTGATCAGACAGCTATCAGATTAACATGTGTAGCGTCTATGTATTGCTTGAGCATGATTGATGAGGAAATTGTGTATAAGAATCTCGATCCTAATAATAGTGATGAGATTGCTGCACTTAACACCCTCATCAGCACATGGACTGGGTTGACTTTTAATCCCAGCTATCCGATTCCAAAAATTAGGGAGATCTCTAGCGACCCTACCAAGGTAATAAGCATACTTAAATTAGTAGCTCCTATTCTTGGTGATGACATCTGTGTAGATGAGATGATCATTAGTACTAAGGACAGGATCAAGTTCGAGGATGCACAGAAACAAGCTGAGGAAGGTGTAGAGGTTGATCCTATTGAGCCAATCTCATTTGTGAATAAGAACTTAGTACTGAATGATGTACCTAAGTATATTGTTCATCCGGGACTCACTGAAGAGCAGACTGATAAGCTGAAAAATGCTTTTGACGGGATGCTCAATACTTACGATTATCAGTTCAATAATGCAGGCGGTATAATAGAGCTGGTGATTAAGAGAGATGACTCTGGTACATTCGATAACTATATTATCGATTTTGGTACACTCACTGGTGAAGGCATACATCTATTAAATATATTGCCTAATGGTTGTGCTATCCCGCTGTCATTGAAGAATGATAAGGATATCATCAGTAAGGTACTGGCAAATAAAATGTATCAGTTCTCAGAGGAAGAGCAGCACAGAGTAGAGAAGATAGGATTGAGAAGTTTCGACTTCTATCAGGCATTTGACTTCTCCACTTATGGCAGATTTGTGAAGCCCAAAATCAATGACAAAGACAGGGAAAAGCTAATTCAGAAGATGTATTATATCATGAGCTTGCCTTGGAACACAGAGGAGCTTCCTACAGAGATGCCGAGAATGCGCTGGACAAAGTTTAAGTCCATTTACAGCTTTGACATGGCTTGTGATGACAAGGTTGTGACTCAGCCGTATTTCGGATTTAATAATTATTTGAATCCTGGTGTGGCTTTGAGGGTACGTGCCGACCGTACAATTGTAACTGTTAACGGTAAGGATTATACCTTCAAGATCGAGAAGGCTGAGCCTCAGCAGTAAACACATGTGTAAAAACAACACTAGCTCATTCGCTAGTGTTGTTTTTTTTTCGTGAATATTTGTTAAGCAGAACATTATTATAATTACAAATATAAGGAGGTAACGTCTGTGGCTGTAAATGTATTGACATACACACGAAATGTGGCTAGAAGTTTCGGTTATACTGCTATTGATACATTAAAGTCGTATAATCCATCTGTTACAGCTTTAGCTACAGAATCTGTTAAGCTTTCATCAGAATTATATACTTCCATTAAAGACTTTAAATCAAATATAAAAGAAAAATCATCTGAAGATTCGTTTGTTGGACAAACTAAAGATTTTATCAAGGATATGTGGACTTCTATTAAAGAAGACGCATTATCTGGTAATTACTATAATAAACAGAGAATAGAATCTGCCAATAATGAAATGTTCAAATCAATGCTCGGCGACGACTTTGATTTTGATTTTAATTTCGATGATGATGATACTACTGGTGGTGGATTTGATGATTTTTCTTTTGATGATGACGATGATGGTACTGATAATTCTGGTGCTGTAGCTGATACCGTAGCTGCAGCTGAAGCTAAATCAGCTAGAGCTATAGTAACATCTGTAGATTGCATAGCAGAAAAATCTGTAGGTGCTATAAATAAAGCCACTGTATTATCCGCGGATCATATATCTGCTGTTCAGGAGAGATCATCTAGAGCATTATATGCTTTAAATGAAAGAAATTTCTCTCAGATAACAACAGGTTTAGGATCTATATCTGCTAGTATGAGTATATTACAAAGCGTTGCTGAGCCTTTGACATCTCATATGCAAAACTCAGCTACATTTTATACTAAATCTACTGAGTATCAAGAAAAAGTATTAACTATACTTGAGGATATTAAGAAAAATACTGTTTCTGAGGAAGAGGAGAGTAGTTCCTCTTCCAGCAAAAAGTGGGAGATGTCCGACTTTGTTACAGATGGTATTCTTGATCTTGGTAATATAGCAGATGCATTTAAATCCGGCGTTTCCGAGTATACTGAAATGATTACCTCCTTATTAGATATGGTAGGCGGCGTTAAGGGTGCAGGCAAAATGATATCAGCATCACCTTTAAAGATGCTGATGGAATTAGGTATAGATAAGATTCTTCCTGAAGCTATGAAGAAGACCATGAAGGGCTTCAATGAAATGATGGAAGATGTATCATATAATATGATAGGTAAATTCCAGGATACTAAAGATTTACCTATGGTAATTGATTTAATAAAAGACTTTGTTATGCCTGATCTTTCTTATAAAGAAAGCATAAACCCGAATATGTTTAAGAAAGGCAAAATGCCATGGGATGGCATTGCTAAACATGCATTAACAACAGTTATACCTGCTCAGTTATCTAAGATAGTTACTGCATTAACAGGTGAAGATAGAACTATCTTTGATTACAGAATAGGTAGATGGAAAAAGATTAAAACTCTTAAAGGTGAAGTTAAACAGTCCAAGAAGCGTAGGATGTTAAATAATGATTTATACACTGACGCGAAATATGCTTTATCTGAGCAAAAGAGACTTGGTAATATATCTGAAAATAAAGAAAAAGAATATATATCTGAAGTAGAGACTTACTTAGAGAAAGCTGTAACTTCTAACGGATTCGAATATTCAGAAATTATGAGTCCTAGTTTTAATGAAAAAGCTAAAAGTTGGGGGTTAAGTGAAGATGGATTACAACTTCTTAGAAGTATAATCAAAGCCAAGATAGCTTCTGGTGATATAGGATATCTTCAGAGAATTAATGCAGCTTCTCTTAAAAACAGAGAAGATCTTAGAAGACTTGATGTTTCTTTAAGTAAAGAAGGTGGTCCTGTTATTGAAGCATATAACGGTGGTTATACTGAAGAGGAAGAGAAGAGAGAAAATAGTGGTTTAAAGAATAATAATCTGTTTAGTAATAATACAGATGATAAAGGTCATAACGTATTCTTTTATCTTCAGGGTATTTATAAATTTACTCAGCATTTATCTGATAATGTAGGTAATATGGGTGGTGGATCTGGTAAAAAATCTAAAGGTAAAAATAAAATAGTTTCCATTAAGGAGATAAAATCTGTTTTAAATGACGAACAGAAAAAAGAATCTTCAGATCAACAGAATAAAAATAATTCTGAATATACTGGTCCTAATAAACTTAATTTAAGTGATGATGTTAATGATAAAAATAGCGTTAGATCATTTATATTAGATAATAATGAAGAAACCAAATGGCTTAATTATTCTACTAAAGAGCTGACTGATTATGTTAAGATGAGAAAACGTTTCTTGGCTCAGGATGGTAAGACTGAAGCTGATTGGAAAAGCAGCATGGATTATAATGATAAACTTGAAAAAGATATGGAAAAAGAAGATAAATTTAAAAATGCTTGGAAATCTTTTAAAGATAGACATGCGGATTCTAAATTATCTCCTTTATATAGGACTTTAGATAAGTTCTTTGGTGCTATTAATAAAGCTATAACTGTTCCTGCTGATACTATTACTGGTCTTTATAAATCAGCTGCAGCTTCTATCAATAGAGCTTTATTTGGTGAAGATGCTGTTGATGATAAGGGAATTGTAGATTATATTAAAGCTATAACTACAGATACTTCTGGATTTATAAAGAATCTGTTTACTCAGGAAGGTGGAATATTTAGTAAGTTATTTGGTACAAAGATCACAGAAGAATATACTGACGAAAATGGTAATAAGAAAACTCGTAAAAGACATACTGGTGGACTTATATCTGATTTCTTAAATAAATCTGCTGATACGTTAAAAGATGTTGGTTCTCATATTAAAGGTAAGCTTGGATTTGCTACTGGAGGTAAAGTAACTAAGACTGGTATTACTACAGTACATGAAGGAGAAGTTATATTACCTGCTGGACGTGGAGGAACAGTTTCTGATATTAAAGATGAAGCTGAAGCTGCTGAAAAAGGACAGGTTGCTGAAGGTGAACAACTTAAACCTGGCACAATAGCTTACTTTATGTCTAAGAAGGGAACTGATAAAGATAAAGAAAGAATTAATAAGTTTTCTCATACATTAGCTGAAGCTGGTAAACTTAAAGGAAAAATAGGCGATTATATTCGCGCTGGTGCTATTAAAAAAGCTACTGGTAAAGAGATGCTTATTAACGAACATGATGCAGAGAATTTTAAACAAGCTGCTCAGCAATCTGTAGCTAAGCTTTTCGATGGGGTTAAGATAATAAGCGATATGCTTTTCGGAAAAGATCCTGAAAAAGAAGCAGAAAAAGCTAAAAAAGAAGCTGATGAAAAGACTAAGAAAATTCTTGAAGGTTTAAATCAGGGACAGGGTGGTATAGGTGCTGGTGCTGTATTAGGTGGTGGTTTATCTATACTTACTGGTGGTATTATTAATCCTATATTTGGTGCTGCTTTGGGTGCTGGTGTTGGACTTATTAAACAATCTGAAACTATACAGAGATTACTTTTTGGTGAAGAAGGCAATCAGACTGATCTTCAGAAGAAGATGCAGGACTTTATATTAGATAAAGTTCCTAGTATTGCTGAAGGTGCTGGTTTTGGTGGAGCTGCTGGTATGTTTATGGGCTCTCCTGTAATTGGTGCTATATTAGGTGGTACTGTAGGTTTTGTTGCTTCTTCTACCGGTGCTAAAGATTATTTATTTGGTAAAGGTGACGAAGATGGTTTAATCACTAAAGAAACCCAGCAACGTATAAAGAAGGCTTTACCTAATATTGGTGCTGGTGCTATAGCTGGTTTAATAGCTGGTCCTTTTGGTTTAGCTGGTAATATTATTATGGGATCTGCTTTAGGATATGCTACATCCACAGAAAAGTTTAAGAAGTGGTTGTTTGGTGAAGAAGCAGAAGAAGAATATGTAGACGAGAATGGTAAGACTCAGACACGTAAAGTACGTAAAGGTGGTCTTGTTGAATCTCTTAAGAGTGGTTTAACTAATCCTATTGTTGATGTATTTACAGGATTAGGTACTATGATTAAACATGATCTTTCTAAGATATTCAGTAATATGGGCAAGATGGTTAAAAATATCTTAGCTGGATTTAAGAAAACTTTTGAGCAATCTTTCCTTGGAAGATTACTTAAATCTAAAGTAGGTAATGCTATAGGTGGAGCAGTTAAGAAATTAGCTGGTGGTGTTCTTGGTGCACCTGGCAGAGCTTTAGGTCATATGAAAGAATCTCTTGACAAACGTGCATTACGTCAGGGATATGAAATATGGGATAATAAACTTAAGAGAAATCTTACTTCTGAAGAGAGATTAGCTAGAGCAAAAGAATTAGGATATGATAAGTCTTTATCATATATTGGTTCAACAGGAAATACAATATCAGAAGCTTTAGTTGGTAAGTCTAAAGAAGAACTCGAAAGTTTGCAGAAATCACTTGATAAATATACAAAAGGAAAAGATTTTGAAAGTTATAAATTAGATAAATCTCGTGCACAAGTTAGATTAAAAGATTTAGCTGGTGTTGATGTTAAAGATCAAGATCTTATAGATAAAGAACTTAAAAAGATCGATAAACTTAATAAAGCGTCTCGTAAAGTTAATTCTGAAAAAGAGCGTAAAGCTAATCAGATAGAGATGGAACAAGCTAGACAGGATTTAATGGAGAAGCTTAAAGGAATGAAAGGCTTCAAAAATGAAAAGACTGCTAGTAAGTATATTGATGATTATATTACAGCTTCTAGTAGATATAATGATAGAGATTTAGAACAAAAGAAGTTAGCAGAAGCTTTTGGTATATCTCAGAAAGAACTTAAAGATTTTGCTGCTAAAGATGCTCTTAATCAAATTAATACTGATTTAGCATCTAATAATTTCGCTGCTAAGGCTGAAGAGGAATCTAAGAAACAGGAAGAAGCCAAGACTGAAGCTGTTACTAAGACTATTCCAGATTTCTTACAGAAGATTTATGATATCTTATCTACTAAAAATAAATCTGTTGAAGAAACTTCAGTAATGAATGAAGAAGAAATTAAAGCTCATAATGAAGATACTAAATCTAGAATAATTAATGATAGATTTAAGAAAGGTAAGCTTAGTTATAATGAGATAATCGATTACGCTAATAAGGGATATCTCGATAAATCTGTTCTTGATGAATCTGCCGATGGTAAAATGTCTATTAATGAACAACTGAATACAAAAAATGATATTCGTGAAAGATTAATAAAAGATACTCGTAGGAGACTTATGGAAGGTAAACTTTCTGATGATCAAATATTTAGTTATTATCGAAAAGGAATCCTTACAACTGCTGATATAAGATCTATGAATGAGGATGTTCCTGAAGCTCAAAAAGGTCGTGTTGGACGTGCTATTGGAGCTGTAAAGGACAAGATCAAAACTGGTTTTACTACAGCAAAAGATAATTTGGATAGTATAAAAGATAAGATAAAAGATAAATTAGAAGAACCTATGGAAGGTGCCAGAAAAGAAATTAATGGTAAGAACTGTATATACCATAATGGACAATGGATGGACAAAGAAGAATATGACAAAGATAAGAAGTTTAAAGATTCTATTATAGGTATACCTGGATTAATCGTTTCTACCTTTGGTAAAGATGGTATCTTCGGAAAACTGTTTGGACCTAAAGATGAAGAAGACGAAGAAAAAGAATCTATCTTTGATAAGATCTTCAAGAAGTTATTTGGAGATGGAGAAGATGATGGTATACTTGGTGGTATCAAGAATATATTATCTGATGCTAAAACATTCTTGTTTGGTTCTAGTGGTATAGGTGCTACTTTAACTTCTGTATTAACAGCTGCTATTCCTATAGCTATAGTTGCAGCTCTTACTAGTGGAAAACTTGATAATTTCTTCCATGATTTAGCTGATAAGTTTGGTTTACTTAAAGGCAATGATACTGAAGGCCATAATGCTTTAGATTCTAATGCATTAATGATTGGAGATAAACAAGTTAAAACTGATGCATCTGGTAATGCTGTTGTAGATGCTAATGGTAATTATACTACTTTGGATGGATATATTATAGATCAGAAAGGTAATGTAATAGATCCTCATACTAATCAAGTTATAAGCTCTGTTGATGTAAATGATCAACGAAAACTTGGAGAAAACAATTCTGCTAGTAGCTTAACTAAAGAATACCTTGCTAAAACTGTTGTAAATGGTGTCGCTAAAGGTGGTACTACTGCAGCTGAGATAATGTCTAAAGGTAGTCTTGGTGGTGGAATATTAGCTAACAGTGCTGGAAAAGTTGGTAATATATTAGCAACAAAAGGTGGTGCTGTAGGATCTGCAGCTGTCAATGGAACCAAACTTGTTGGAGGATTTGTAGGAAAAGTTGTTAAACAAGTTTCTACATTCTTTGAATTACTTATTCATGGATCTGGTAATGCTATTCTTAAAAAGATTCCTGGATATAGTGCTAAATCGTATGAGCAGTTATGTAAATTAGCTGAGAAAGAGTTTGGTAAAAGAGCCGCTGAACTTTCAGAAGCAGAAGCAGCGCAGTGTGTAGCTAAACAATCTGCTGGATCACTTAAAGCTGCATTTATTATAAATGCTTTCTTAGATGGTGTTGAGAATACTCCGTCTGCTTTAGGTGTTATAACTCCTATTTATGAAATAGGTTTAGGTGGTAGATTAGTTGCAGGTTTAATTAATGCACTTAAAGAATGCTTAATATTCACTGCTATTATTCCGTTGAAAGTTTTCTATAATATATTATATACTGTAGTAAAAGCTGCTGGTCTTGATAAAGACTGGGATGGTTTTAAAGATTGGGATCGTCAGAGAGCCGAAGCTACTGCTATAGTAGAACAATTTAACAAAGATAATCCTGATAAGAACTTCTCTATTGAGCAGTATAATGATTATATGAAGAACTATGGTGCTTACACTGCTATCAAGAAAGATCTTGGTAAAGATGTATCTACTATAGCTAATGAATTTAAGAAAGAAGGTATTGGAGAAACCTTATCCAATATTGGTAAAGGATTTGTAGAAACAGTTAAAGATGATGGATTGCTCAATACTTTAGTAGTTAATCCGTTAAAAGAAAATACTGTTGGTAGATCTCTCAATAATTCCATAAATAAGGCAGTTGATTACGGCGTAGAGCATGGTAATAAATTAGCCTTAGGTTATGATAAGTTCATGACAGGTGTTGGTAATGCTGCTGTCGGTGTTGAGAATATGTATAACAGTGCTAAGACAGGACTTGCTAATGCTGGTAAATGGGCTGGCGAGAAGTGGAATAATATAAAAGAGGGAGCTTCTGACATTTATCACTGGGCTGGCGAGAAGGTTTCTAATGCAGGTAACTGGGCTAGTGAGAAGTGGAGTAATGTCAAAGAAGGAGCTGCAGACATTTATAACTGGGCAGCTGAAGGTATCACTAATAAATTTAATGAATTTAAACAGGGCATTATTGATGGTATAGTTTCATTAAAAGATAAGCTCAGTAATAATAAATTAGTAGATGTAGGAAAACAATATCTGGAAGTACATAAAATACTTTCTGATGGTTGGAAAGGTGGAGTTGAATCATTAATAGCTGCTAAACGTAGTATAACAGATAATATCGGTAAAAGAGAAGATAATTTATTTTCTCCTTTCCAAGGTGTATTAGCAGATATAGATGTTGTATTGGCTGCACCTCTTGCAGGTATTGTTGATTTAGGCAAAAATATATCTGCTAAATTTACAGAAATTAAAGAATCTATTTCTAATACACTTACTAGTTCAGGTAAGCTTGAAATAGAAATGTGGAATTATGCTAAAGAAGGTGATGTAGTTTCTGTAGGAAATGTTGGTAGATATGGAAACGATGGACCTGTAACAAAAGTTGTATCAGCTATGATAGAGATTCCTAGAATCTTCTGTTCATTTGTAGCAGCTGGTGTTCAAGCAGGTAGATTTATTTCTGACCAATTTACTAAACTTAAAGAAAAAACATCATCTACTTTTAATACTATAGGAAACGCACATAACGAATTATGGTCAGCTGCTTTACAAGGTGATCTTGCTACATTCAACAATGCTGGTAAAGTTGATGAAAATGGTAATCCGTTATATGGCTTAGCTTCTGGTGTTATAGATCTTGATAGAACTATTTCTACAGGAATAGCTTTAACTGTTTATGCAGGCAAGTCTGTAAAACAGAAGTTTAATGAAGTTAAAGAAGGTGTAGCTAGAACATTTAATTCTTTTGGACAAGCTCATAGTGCTATATGGGATGCGGCTTTAAGAGGAGATAGTTACTATGCTATTCAAGAAGCAGGTAAACTTGATGCTGAAGGTAATCCTTTAGGTGATATATCTGCTGGTATTCTTGAAATACCTAGAACTTTAGCTACAGGTGTAGGATTTATAGTATATGCAGGTAAATCCTTAAAGCAAGATTTTGATAATATGAAGCAGAAAGTATCTAATACATTCTCTGAAATAGGTACAGCTCATAATGACATATGGTCTGCAGCTTTACAAGGTGATATGACTGCTATGGAGAATGTAAATATAACTGATGAAGAAGGAAATCCTGTTGGAGGTCTTGCTTCTGGTGTTACAGATATATTTAAATTCTTTGCATTTACACCTGGTTTATTAGTTATGGGTGGTAAAGCTATAAAAGATAAGATTAATAGTATTAAAGAAAGTGCTATTAATCAATTAACTAGCGTTGGTTCTCTTACTGATAAATATAAAGAACTCGCTGAAAATGGTGAAGTACTTGCTGTATGGAACGTTGATTCTTCTGAAGCTGAAAACACAGAAGGTCAACCTTTAGGAGCAGTATTTACAATAACCAATTTCTTGAATAAAATATTTTATTCAGCATTAGCTTTATTCAATAAGATAACTGGTGGAATTAAAGAAAAGATTGATGGAGTAAAAAATACATTTAATGATATAGCCGAAGGTGCATCTGATGTATGGAATGGCGTAAAAGAATGGGGAGCTGATGCTAAAGAATCTGTATCAAATGCATGGAATGATGCGACAAACTTCGTAAATGATGCATTTGGATGGGGTTCAGGTATAAAGAGTCGGAAACCTGCCGGAAAGGGCGGATTTGTGAGTCAGTATGATCCCAGATACGCAAATATGAGCATTGGAGGAGAGTCTGTAGAGGACGCTGGATGTGCTCCTGCTGTTGCATCTATGACAGCTTCTCAATACGGCAAGTCTCTTGATATGAGAGATGCTGTAGGCATGGCTAATAATTATCAAAATACTAATGGTACTACATTAGATTATTTTGGTGCTGCTATGGGTAATGTAGGTGTTGGTACTAGAGGACTTAGTAATACTACACAAGTTTACGATGACCTTAGATCTGGTAACCCTGTTATCATGCTTGGTCAGGATGGTGGTAATGGAAGTAAGTCAAGATCACCGTTTGGTCCTTCTAATCACTATGTAGTTGCTACAGGTTTAGATAATAATGGTAATGTAGTTGTTAATGACCCTGAAGCTAACGCACCTAGAACTTATAGTCCTAGTATAATGAAGAATGTAAAAGCAGCTATAGGTACTAACAGCCTCGCTGGTGGAGCTTCTAGATTAAGAAGAAGTGCTTATAAACCTGCTACTACTAGATCAAGATTAGGTGGACGTGGTCCTAGTGACAGATTCCCTCAGCAGATATTCCAGTTCTTGAAAGAGAATGGATATACTGATATACAGGCAGCTGCTATTATGGGTTGCTGGCAGAATGAATCTGGTCTTAAGCATATGACCATAGAGTGTTACTACGCTAACGCTTTCCCTGGATATGATAATCTTATCACAACACAACAGTTGTCTAACTACACACAGAATGTTGTATGGCCTTACTGGAGAAACCATGGTGTTAATCCTACTACTAGTGCTTACTTCAATCAGTCTGATGGTGGTTACTATCCTGGAATGGGTCTTGCACAATGGACAGGTCCTAGAGCATATGCTCTTATTAATTTTGCTACAAGTAATAACTTACCTTGGTATGATCTCAAAGCTCAGTTGAATTTCTTCTTATATGAAACCTCTAGTGGTGGAAGTAGAAGTGGTACAGCAACAGCTCTTAAGCAGTGCAATAATCTTGAAGATGCAGTTGAAATCTTCGGTAAAGGTTATGAAGGTGCTTACAAGAAGGGATCTAGCAATTACAACAAGGCATATGGATATGCTAAGACTTTGTATCAGGAGTGCTCAGGTAGACCTGCATCTGATATATCTGCTCTTACATCCAATATCAATAACAATATCAATAGTACAAGTGGTAGCACTGCAACTACTTCTCCTATTGATTATATGAAATCAATACTTGGTACTATTGATTATTCTATGAGTGGTCCTAGAAATCCTGATAAGGGTTCGGCTGACTGTTCTTCTACTGTAAGATGGGCTATCATGAAAGCAGGTGGTCCTGATATTGGTGGAAATACTGCAGTTCAGTATGAGAATCCTAACCTTACACCTGTATGGTACAATAATGGTACTCCTAATCCTAAGGGAAATATTCCTGATGGATTACAGCCTAATGATGTACTGTTCTTCAGACGTGATGGTGATTACACTCGTGGAAGAAAAGATAGAGTTGGTCATGTAGGTCTTTACCTTGGTAATGGTCAGTATATTGATCATGGTAGTGGTATGGGACCTAAGATCAAGAATCTTGCTGACAGTGATAGCTTAATTAAAGCTTCTAGAATTAATGGTGCAAGTTTCACTAATAGTTATACTAGCACAGGAGCACTTGGTGGTGGTATCGCTGCAAGTAGTGTGGCTAGTGGTATCGGATCTAGTGATTCTGGAAGTAGTGGAAGTGGTGGAAGTATATTACAATCTATAATTGGATGGTTCAGTAAGGTATTTAGTGCTATATTTAATGGCGGAAAGATGGATACAGACTCCAGTACAGCAACTACTGGTGGTTATACTGATTACTATGGTAGTAGTCTTGGTATGGATTCTGGTTTATATACTGGTAGTGATTATTATTCATCATCTTCCAGTTCTACAGCTAATCAGAAGACTAACTATAATTCTGATGGTTATGTCTGGGATCGTAATTCCGCTATATTATTACCTAATAACGGCAAGGGTCCTAATGGATCATATGAAGCTCAGCAGTGGGCAGCATTACAGAAAGATCCGGATGCTTACGTTAGACAGATAGCAGAATGGAATCAAAGAGATATCTCTAAAGTTCCTGCAATGAATGCTGCTGCAAGAAATGAAATGCTTAAATCCTCTAATGGATTAAATGCTTACGTCGATTATTATATGAATAGGTCTGCACCTCTTGGTGTTACCCGTGGTATATTCGACTTAACTAATGCTAAGAAATGGAGCTGGAATAGAAGCAAAGCTATAACTGTTCCTAGAATTAATACTCCTCAAGATGCTAAAACTTGGGATGAAATAAAGAACGATCCTGATAGATTAGCTAAGTATATAGCTGAACTTAATGGTCGTGATATTAGTCATGTAGCTGCAATGAATGCTACTGCCAAGAATGAGTTGCTTAAAACTCAGGGTGGTAAAGATGCATATGTAGATTACATGATGCAGCATTCACTTCCTTTAGAAACTACTTGGAGAAAGTGGATCAAGGGAACTGGTGCTAGTGAAGTTGAGAGGGGTGCTAAAGCAGCTGGTACTTGGAATTCATATCTGAACCAGAATCTTGCTGGTTATGGATCTAATCACAAGCCTGCTGGAAAGGGTGCTGGTGAATATTATAATGATCAGGTAGCAGCTCAGAGAGCAGATAGCCTTAATAAGGCCGCTACTGAGGCTAGAACTGAAAAGAATAATATTACAGTACATGAGACTAATAATATTGCTCCTACAATGGATAAGACAACAGCTGTTATGCTTAAAGCTATAATAACTCTTGTTGAATCTCTTGTATCTAATACATCTAAGGTAGATGGAATTTATGAATTGCTTGCACAACTTGTAACTCAAAACGGTAAAGGTAATGAGGCTACTGTTGCAGCTATTGGACAGTTAGCAGCAAGTAATGCAAATAAGGGAGTAGATGCTGGTTTACAAGCTTTGAAAGAAGCTGTAGATAGTATTATTGCTAGTTAATTTATAAAGGGATAGGTAATAATTACCTATCCCTTATCAAAAAAAAAACATTTATATAATTGACTTTACTACTATACTAATAGGAGGAAATATAAAATGGTATACGGAAATGTATTTTTACCTGAAAGCGTTAAAGCAGATCCAATATCTTTTAGTGAATTCTTAGAATCATGTATTACTATTGATGCTGAGTTCTATAAGATTATCGATGAGTCTGTTGTTGTATATGAAGGCGCTGGCGATACTATCAGAAAGCTTGTTACTGCAGCTGTTGATAAGATAGCAGAGATTTTTAGAAAGATAATTGGTGTAATAAAAAATGTTATAGATAAATTATCTGAGTTTTTAAATGGATTATATAAGAAATTTAATATAAAAGATAATTTTGTAAAATTTACACTTAAAGATATGAAATACGAAAATCTTCAAAGAGCTTTCGTAGATGGTAAATTTAATGGATTGGTAGATGATGTAATACTTTTCTTATTTGGATCTACAGCTGAAATGGAAGCTTTGACGACAAAAACACAAGGTGGATATTATAAATCAAGTGCATCTAAAGCAAAAAACATTATGAATATTGTAGATGATGGAATAAGATTCATTGTCCCTTACTTTATAAAAATGCTTAAAGGACAGCTTCATTTAAATAATTTAATGTCTTTAGACTCTATAAAAAAGATTGCAGAATATCCTAAAGTTGATCCTGAATATATTTTAATCACTAGGGGTCTTGATAAAATAATTGATGATTGTTATAATGGAAGAGCTAATGAAGAGACAGAAGCACAAATTCTGAAATTATATGCTGATTTTGATAATGAAATTAAAAAAGTTTATTCTATATCTGGTATAGTTAAAGGTATAAAAGGTGGGAATGGCGAGCGTGACAGTAGAAGATATACAGATGTAGGTATTGATCCAAATATAGATTTTGAATATATTATTCAATTTGTTACTATAGATTTGCTTAATTCTATAGGTATAAATGTAGATTCTTATGAAGATTTAAGAAAAATAGATCTCAATGATGAAGACTTATCTTTCTTACTTGCAAAAAGACAAAAATTTGATGTCGTCAAGTATGTTACACGTGAAGGTGAAACTAAGTATGCTAATTTTGATAACGAAGATACATTTGGAGATGGTAAAACAGCTGATGAAGCACGCGCTGCTTTTAACAATAAATACTTTGAACCTGAAGAAGATTGGATATATGATGATAGTAATGGTGCTACTTGGGAACCATATGAAGATGGAGATGTAGTAGATAATTTTGATGATTTAGATGAATCCGCAAATATATTATATGAAGCTAAAGATAACTCTGGTGATGGTATTAACGGTATGATGGATAAAGAAGTTGAAAAATTCGCAGAATATATAAACATAAATGGCGAGGATGCCAGGATTGTATCTCTAAAGGCAGCTAGACAAGGATACAACTTATTCCCATCAGAAGAATACTTTAATAATTTAATTAAGATAGTAACAGGTGGAGCTGCTGCTATAAAAGATCAAAAGATGGCTTTAAATAAATCTGTTAGGACTATGAATGATGCTATTAAAGATGCCTATTCTCTTGGTAAAAAATCATCAAGACAATTGGATGCTGAAAATGAAAAGCTTGCAAGCAAATGTTTAAGAAATGCTTTCAGGCTGCAGTATCAAATGGATATGTTTTATTCTAAGAAATGTATGGCTGTGATGAAAGTATTATTGTTTGCTAACAAGATCATTTACAAAAACTCTTTTAAAGCATACTTAAAGTATTATCTTGCTATAAAGAGATACGGCATGCCTAAAAATAAATAATTTTAATATTAACGGAGAGTAGGTATTATACCTACTCTCCATATAATTATTATTTAAATTCTTTTTTAATTTTACTTTTCTGAAGTTTTATATATTTCTTATATTCATTATAGAAATAAAAATATCTATTTCTAAATGAGTTAAATTGTTTATGCCCTTTAACTTGTTGATATGGATTACTCATTCTAGCAGTTGACATATCCGCACCAGCATAACCTACTGATACTGACACTGCTGTTGCAGCAGCAATATTTTTAGTTATAGCAGCAGTTACAGGATATATTATAGCACAAGAAGCCATCACTTTCATTAAACTAAATAAAACTGATATAACAGTATCCATTACATCAGGTTTAATTTTATCAACAATCTTTTTACTCTTTTCAATACATTCATCAAGTTCATCTAATTTTTTTAAACTTGTTTTCTTATCTTTATCTTTATATGCTTTTTTAAAATCTTTTATAATCGGTTTAGTTTCCTTAAGAAGATTTCTTAATTCTGCAGTATATTCAAATCCACTAGCTGTTATTTCGTTTAAAACATCTTCTTCGTTTTCACATAATAACATACTTTCTATTATATCTTGATATAATTCAACCTGTTCTTCTAAAGACATAGGTTGAACATCTTCTTCAGTTATATTATTTTGTAAAAATACATTTCCGTAAACCATATTATTCAGCCTTTCCAGTTTGTATCTCTTCGTCTGTAGCTTGTCTATAATTAGCAAATCCATTTTTTACCATTATATTATTAAATCCGACAGCTAATTTACCTAATTGATTTACTCTATCTGAACAAAATTTAGTAATTATAATAGAATTAGCTTCAATATGATGATATAAAGTCGAAGAATATTCCATCATATCTTTAATCATGCCAACAGCAGAGTGAAAAGATTTTACTCTTCCTGATCTACTATTTGTATCAATTTTGGTAGATAATGCTGTTGTTTTAACTTCTTCATTATTATTTGTATCTTCAAATTCTTGTAATTTTGCTAAAGCTTTATTAAAATCAGCATCATATTTATCTATTTTTTTTGCCATATTTTCAATAAATTTTTTATAACTTTGCTCTTCATCTTCAAAAAATAATATAATTTTATATGGGTTCTCGCGCATATATACATCTTCTATTATAGAATTAAATGCATCAACACAATCTTGTGCTTTTATATAACCTGATATTCCTAAAACGGCAGACCCTACATTTTTTAATAAATTATTGAATTTATTTCTATATCTATATTCATACCTTTCATAAGTTATATCATATTTGAGGCTTTTTAAATAATCTAATTTTTCTGCAAATTCTTCAGCTTTATTTTGATCTTCTTCTGTTAAATTCTTTGGATCTCTGTTGGCTAAATACATAAATCTTTGATCTAAAATTGTCATTAAATCAGTAATAGTCTTTTTAAAGGTATCAAAAATATCACTTTGTTTTACTTTATTAGAGACTAAATTAAATACTGGTTTTTGATCATACATATCAGAGCCTTTACCTTCTTTGCTATATAATGACAAAGTATATAATTTTAAATTACCTTCAGAACAAAATCTATCAAAATATTCATTAACTTGGTTTGCAACTTTTAAAGCTACCATTCTATTTTTATCATGCATACTTGACAATAATTCATGAAGATTATGTTCTTCACCATTATAATCTTTATATGTTAATTTTTGTAATAAAGGTTTTAATCTTTCGATTATTTTACTTATTACATCTAAAAATTTCTTTTTTATATTAAACCAAGCTTCTTTTATTTTCCCTATTATTTCTTTTATACTTACTTCATATAATACTTGTACTTGTGCTTCTAATATCTGTCTTTCAGAATCATTAGTACAAGATTCTAATAAAGAAAGTCTATTAGTATATTCATTATAAGCTAAAGATATAGATTCTAAATTAACACTTTTATCTTCTTTACTTTTATATACACTTGGTAAAAAAGTTTTGCCGTATACCATATTACCACCTCTCTTATTTAATGGAACTAGCTACAGATTTCAGGTCAGCTAACCAACCTTTCTGGAGATCATTTAACTCCTTACCATTAGATTTCATTTTTTCAAGTGTATCTATAGTTTCTTGCATATCTTTGAAAACTCTCTGCTGATGCTTTTCATTACAGTTAGCTTTTACTATAGAAACGATATATTTGAGTTTAGGTTGATATTTCTTATCTTTCTGTTTTTCTGATCCAAATGTAGCACCAATGACACTATAATAGAGCATCAAAACAGAATTAGATATTTTATTTTCAGGCCATTCTTCATCCTTCATATACTTTATTAATTTATCAGCTTTAGATTTAAATTTAGATGCATTGATAATGTCATCTTCATTTATCTTTAAAGATTCAGGAACCTTAGTCTTCTTGAAAATATCTTTAAATATCCATTCTGTTAAATACATCTGTGCAGATTCTGATACAGATATAAAGCTATCAGACATCTGTTCAGGTAAAAATTTATTTCCGTAAATCATTATTATTTCCTCCTTGTAATAATTGAAAAGCTTATTAATAAGATGTTTTTTGATAATTTCGATATGTTAAAACAACATTTATATAATTTGACTTTAATTACTGAAAGGGGGTATTTGATATGTTATACGGAAAAACCTTTTTACCTGATGAATATAAATCAGATAATATAGTAACTGAATCTATATCAATTATTTTTGATGAATTTTGTAATAGATTATCTTTATTAGAATCCTGTACAGAATCTGAAAAGCCACTTTTGGAAGCGCAAGTACAGGTATTATACGAAATAAGTATAGAAGATATAAAAAACAAAATCCATGATATAATAGATTTCATAAAAAGGAAATGGAGAGAATTTTGTGATTGGGTTAAAAAAATCTGGAACAAAATTTGGCATAATGAAGATGAAGCAAATAAAGTAGCTTTTAAAGTAGAAAAAGATGTTAAAAAGCAAACTAAAAATATGTTTGAAGATGAAAAAGAAGAAGATACATTTTTTTCCGCATCTAAAGCAGCAAAAATCAGTGAAGTTCTAAAAACATTAAAAGTTCCTTTATATGATATAGCATTTAAAGCTGGTAGATTTTCAGATAAAAATAAAGAAGATTCAAAATTATTAGTATCAGGTGGAAATATTTTATATTGTTTAAAACAAGGATTAGATGGTGATATAAATTTTAACGATTTACTTAAAAAAATGGGAGCTTCAGAAAATATAGTTAAAGACGATTTTTGGATGGATTCATTAGATAAAGATATAAATGATATTATTGTTTTTATTGATAAAATAAAAAACAATGATTATAATTTTAAAGATGATGAAAATGAACTTGAAAAAATTAAAAGTAATGTTAGACAAGCTCATTATGGATCTGATGCAAAAAATAAGCATTATGAAATAGATAAATCAATAGAAAATTTATATGCTAGTAGAATAACAAATCTTAGTTTGAAAAATTATACTATTGATGATTTTTCAAAATCTATTTTAAAAGAAAATAATTCTGCTTTTTTAAAAAAATATCTAAATGAATTTCGTAGTATTCTTGTGAGATTTGAAGATAATCCTGAATCTTTACGTGAAATAATAAATACTATTTTTGCATATCAAGGAGAATTCAAAAAAGATGTAGATGATTTAAATAAATATAACGATGAAATTAAAAAGAGAATATCTAAACTTGATAAATGTGTTAAAGATTTAAATACAGTAGAACGTAATTTATCTAAATTATTTGACCAAACAAAGCAAGCATTAAAAAATAATGCTGATAAATATGGTAAAAGTGAAGCAGATAGTACAAATAATATTATTAAAGATATTTACAATAAAGAATTATCCAAAAAAGAATATCATAGAGAATATAAAAATTCGTATAAGGATTATATTAAAGATGAAGGTCTAGGCGGTATATGGGGTAATAGATATAAAGAATATTCAAAAGATTATTATTATTATGAAACAGATTATATAAAATCTGCTATAAAAAGTTTAAATATTTTAAGTAAAAAGATACAAGGTAGTATATTAAATCTTAGAAGAACTAGTTCTATGATAATAAAATGTAAAAATGAATCAGTTACAGCTATTAATATTATATCATCTAGTATGGCTAAATTGTTAAAAGCTGAATATTCTGATAAAGATCCTAACGAAATATAATACTAACCCAGTTGGTTTATTTAACCAACTGGGTTTTATATCAAAAAGATTGTACCTTTATATAATTTGGAGGTGAGTTTTATGTCTAAATATTATGATGAAGATAATGTCTTTACCTATACCAATACTGGTGGTCGTGATAGTGAAGATATTGGTACGGCAAGAAAAATTATAAGTAAAAATCTTACAGGTATATTTGGAATGCCTTTTCAATTCTTAGGTTCAGTAGATCCTAGAATTACTGATCCTTTTGGAAATGGCACGCCAAATAATCCTATGGATAATGAAAATTTTGGTGTTGGATCTATATACTCCGAAAAAATAGTAGCAAGAATGCCTTTGTTATTTTTGGTTCCTTGTAGACAAAAGTTTATGGAGAACTTTTCTGATTCTGATAGAAATACTGTTCTTAACGCATTAGTTTCTGGTATTGATGATGTATCTAATGTAATAAATACTCTTGATAAATCAGGAAGATATTATACTACAGTATTCGATACTGCTCGTTATTTCAATCATGTAAACATGATGTGTGCTGAATTAGCTGTATTAATGGGTATAGGAGATAAAGAAGTTCCTGTTGGTAGTGGTGAATCTTGTAAAGTAAAGAATATAGATTGGTCCAAACAAACCAATTCTGCTTTTGATGATGCATTTTATGCTGGACAAGGTCCTATATTTTACGTAGATGGTGCAGATAACTTATCAGAAAACTTCTCTAATAGTTCTACAGAATCTTCATTAGCTAGTGCTATTAATCAGTTTTCTGATCAGGCTAAAGAAATTAAGTTTCTTTTAGGCAGTAACTCAGCATTAGGTGCATTAGTAGATTCTGTTAAAAGCGCAGCTGGATCATTAGGTGGTGGTTTATCAGGTGCTGTGGATTCATTAGCTGGTGGTATGCTTGCTGATCTTTCTAATACTGGTATTACTACTATTATTAATGGTGGTAAGTTATTATTCCCTAAGATTTGGCAGGATAGTTCTTTTGATAGATCTTATAGCTTTGAAATTAAATTAAGATCTCCTGATCATGATAACTTATCTATATTCTTAAATATAATGGTTCCATTTATTCATTTACTTTGTATGGTATTACCTGAGGGTATGGACAATGGGCAGATAATTGATCCTAATGGATATATGACCCCTTTCTTATGTAAAGCATATATGAAAGGAATGTTTAATATAGATATGGGATTGATTACAAATATGAGTGCTACCAGAGGTGCAACAGCTCAGTGGAATGATGATGGTCTTCCTACACAAATGGATATAAGTATAACTATAGAAGATCTCTATAGTGGTCTTGCTTTAACTGCTAGAGCAGGTGAAAGTAGTGTACTTGGTGCGCCTAAACGATTAGCAGCTGTTGTAGGTAATACTGCTATGATGGATTATCTTTCAAACTTAGCTGGTATAAACGTAGGTGATACAGAAATTGGTAGGCGCTCAAGATTATTGTATTCTTTAATAACACAAGATTTACGTAAAATTCCTTCACGTAAATGGGCATCTCTTGATAATGGTTTAAATAATATAATAGCTAACTTATATAGAACATTTTAAAAATGTGGGTAGCTATTATAGCTACCCACAATCTTTATAATAATTTACCACCACCTGTGAATGCACCATACAGGTTACCATTAAATTGTACTTGTTTAGCAACTTGTTCTTCTTCATCAAATTCATCATCGAATATATTATCAGGAAGTCTTACTAATCCCCTATAAAGCATATCTGTATCTTCGTGATACTGCTCTTGATAAGCTTTTCTGAATAAAGGATCTCTAGCTAAAGTCATATTCAATTCCTCTTGTTCTCTATCATAGGTTTCTTGTTGGAATTGAGATTGTAACTTATCTTTGCTTGCTTCTTTAATATATTCCATTTGAGCTTGGATATCAGCCATCATCTCATCATCTGCTTGATCGATGTCTATTACTTCCATAGTCTCATCAGCTATACCACCTTCCATATCCTCAATATCTTCCAAATCATCAGATTGTATAGTGTTCTTTTGGATACCGAAGTTCTGCATTATATTATGACCGAAATACCATACATATAATGCCATCAACATTGAGAATACCTGATCATCATGGCTTCTATCAGAGTGTTCTACTTTGCCAGAAGCCTTAACAACCATCTTACTCATTTCATCATATAATATTTGAGCAACAAACTTGTCTCTATGCATTCTAGATCTCTCAATTAAAAGATCTATAAGCTTAGCACGAACAGATTTATTAGAGTCTAAACCAAATACTTTAACAAATTTCTTTCTGGTATTAACCCTATATCCATCAAATGATTCTTCTACAGCTTTCTCTTTTATCTCATAATATAGATTTTGTTTAACTGAAGTTTTTACTAAGCGTTGTATAACACTAGAGCCGAAACCCTTTTATCATTACTGATAATATTTATATATGTTCGCAACACATATACCTTGGATATACCAAGCTCTTCCATTACAGAAGAGTGCAGATCATGTCTGTGACTGTTCTAGTCAGGATATTTTTCTTCCTCCATTAGCTTGAGGTTCTACTCTCCGGTCAGGAGATGATCGTTGAACGTTTATCATATAAATCTTATTGGATTTATTACACCATCTACTTTTTGTATATTACATCCCTTATACTTTCCATCTTTCAAAGTTGTATTCCTGAATATTACATTTCTCATTATATGATCTGTACCATATCCACCTGTATCTATAATAGATTGAACTCCATGAAATACATCTATAGCCATTTTATCGTTATATACCTTATAAAATTTTCTATTATCAGGCTTAGGTACTGTATTTAATCCATCTCTTATAGCTTGAGCGTTGTTTTCAGAATAAGTTCCCCATTTTAAGTTAGTATAATGAGTATTCAGTTTATTATTATCAAGATGAAGCACAATAGGATATGAATATGGATTTTCAACAAAATGCATAGCCACAAGCCTATGAATAAGGAATTTATGTCTACCATTTTTATTTAAAAGATCTATACATTTATATCCTTTATTATTAAGATAATATCTCATAAGTATATTTCTTTTCTTATTAAAAATATCACCATATTCATTTATACAATAAGTATCTTCAAAACCAATGATGTCTTTCCACATATATAATCACCTCCAATTATAAGGAGGTTTATATTATTAAGATTTACTTAGATAATTCGCTGCTACACTAGGGCTTGATAATATAAACTTAGGATTTAACCATATTTATATCTATGCATCTTTTTTCTGATTTCTCAACTTTCACGCACATTGTTTCCAATCACGTTGTAGTGTACATAGTTCTTGACCCTCTTCGTAGGCAATAAAATCCGGAAACTCACATATCCCTATATGAGCTGAGGTTTGCTGAATAGCTTCTCCATTTCTTTCGATGTTTACTACAGCATTAGGCATATATTGTTTTACTAAGATATAGATTACATCTGCTAAATCATCTGTTGGCATGAAGTTACAGTTTAAAGTAGCTGTAACTCTTGTTGTTTTACTGTCTATTATAGTTATAGCACTAGAGTCATTGAATGTTGCACCAGATACGTCGACACCTATAATAGGAGGATACATAGGAGATATGTCCTCATATACATTAAATACATATTGTCCAACTCTACCAAAGAACATCTGACGAATAGGTTCTCTAATATGAGCTTTAATAACTTTAAGATCTTCTCCACTAAACGGACAATTAGATGCAACTTCTGACCATTCAAGAAGAATTTCTCGTCGTATCTTATCCCAGTTATTTACAAGGTCTCTACACTGAGTATTAAAGTAATCATTACCTTTGCCTAACTGCTGATAAGTATATCTTATTAAGAAGAAAGATGACTTGGTATTTGCAGCTGCTAATTCTCTAAGCTTATTAGCATCATAATCATAATAAGCTTCATTCCAAGGGGTAGCATTATTACGCATTTCATATGCAAATACACCTTGAGATGTAGATAAATCACCAGGTGTAGTTGTAATAATAATACCATAAGGAGCATTATTCTTTGCTGCAGTTTCTGATGCTCTAGAGAATGCAGGTGCAGCTGCTGTATAAGATATATCATTGAATAGAATGAAACCAAACTCATCCCAGAACTGTCTAGCAACAGTAGCACCACGACCCAATTTCTCAGCAGCATCTTTAGATCTAGCAGAAGCAGCTGTATCAATTCTATTATGATTTATAGGATGAACTATACCTTCTCTGGTATTTGGTACTTTGAGTTTCTTACCATCAAGTCCAATAGCAGAACTCATTTGTAACCATGAAGGTAATGCATCTCTTATTTCCTTAAGTTTTGACAGGTTATCCTTAGAACCACCATGATCCTTATGCATAAACAACATACGAGAGTTGGAAGTACCGAACTGATACTCCCATAAAATACGGCATACAACACATGTTGTTTTACCGAACTGTCGAGGAAGTTCCACAAACATATTAAAATTGAAAGTGAATAAGTATGACATAGCCATACTTCCTCGATCTAATCTAAATCTAGCACCAGCATTTACATTACCACCAGATTCAGGTATTCTTACTACTTCTCGTATAAAATACCAGTAATTAACAATAATCTCTCTAAGTATTCTTTGTTTAAGTATAGTTGGTAAATTAGGATCTCTGGGGTTAACTCCAGCTAATCCTGCATCATACAGGACTAGCATGAAGTTATTGTTCGCTCTACCTGTCTGCTTCAAATAATAGTGCATATCCAAGAAAGACTGATTTGTTGTCTCTCTTTGAATATACACCATTTGTTGAGCTATTATCTGTGTATTTACAGCCATATATTAGGTTAACCCTAAGATCTTCTTCCAGGTAGCACCCTTACCAGATACGATACCATCCTGATTCTTTGTTGTAGCTTTAACTACATCTTTCTGGTACTTCTTAACTGCAGCTTGCATACCAGGACCAAAGTTAGGTCTCTTACCGAGATCTTCTTCAATAGTGCCAGTATAGAAGCCAGCATCTTTCATAAATCTCTCTAATGGAGTAACAGCTTTATGTTTATTATTAGTCTTATTAGAAATAGTAACAGTCTTAGCCAAGATCTCTTCAGCTGTAGCGTCTGCATTAAGACCAAATGCAACAGCAAACTGAGAATTGAAAGGTCTATCAACTGCTGCAGGTGCAGGCTGTTCAGGTTGAGCAGGAGTTGCAGGTTTAGATGAAGACTTACTTACATTAGCATAGTCAGGACGTCCATAACCAGCAATACGAGCATAAGTCAAAGGATAACTCTTCTTAGCTACAGCACCACCATTAGAAACAAGACCAGATCCACCAGATGTATTACCTTCAATAGTACATACAGTAGTATTAGTAACTTTATATACTATACCAGTGTGGCAGATTCTAGAAGTATTCTTAAAGAATATCTGATCACCAACCTGAGGACAATTAGTAAAGAATCTTCCAGCATTCTTATACTTCTGAGCAGAGTTTACTGTATAGTCATCAAACTCACCACAAAGTAATTTTACTGCGATATCTTTACCATATGCTGTATACATACACCAGTCAACAAAAGCATCACACCATGCAGCTGGAAAATCCATTGTCTTAGGATATACAGTATGCATATCATAACCAAACTTGGTGATGTTATCCTTACCAGCACCTGCAGTTTTGTCATATATGATATTCTTATTTTTGTTGTATGCCGATGTGGACTTCTCTAAATACCCTACTTCAGCAGATGCCACTTCGATCACTCTATTAATATCTACACCCATATTTAAAACCTCCTTTTGTTGTTATAAAGGTAATAACTACCTGTTATTATTAAAAAGTTATAGATTTCAACTTCTATATAATTTACATATATAAAGGAGGAACAAATATGAACTTATTATTATCTTCTGCAACTAATAATAGTCCTGCAATCTATGGAATAGCATCTATTATTATTCTTGTCTTATTAGTAGTAATAGTATATGCTATATCTAAAGCTAAGGGATCTGAGCATGAAATGCTTGATGAATTCTTTGATGTCTTGAAAGATAGTATTAGATCTACTATACTTGATATCATAACCAAGTTTGATATCAATAAACTTATCAATTCTACAGAACCTTACGAGTTAGCTGTAAAAGAAATCTATGATAAAGTTTATGATTACTGCTTATCTAAGACAGAAGATGTATCAAAAGAGAACAACAATATCATATTAGAGTCTTTGACTAAGTTATTAACTAGAGATAAAGTAAAAGAATATGTAGATGTTATTCTTGATACTAACAGTGATATCAAAGAAAAGCTTACTGATCTCATCAACGTAGCTACAGAGAATAAGAACGTTAAAGAAGAAGAAGCTGACAAAGCTAGATCTGAAGAACTCAAGGATGAGATAGTTGAGAATCTTGATGAGTTAGAAGAATCTGGAGAGGTAATTGATGATGAATTACGTGAAACTCCTCAGTTAGATGCTAACTTTAAGCCTATCAATCAGGAAATCAATCCACCAAGAGACGATGACTATGATCCTACTGACAATGAAGAGGGCACAGAAGAAATAGATACAGATGAATAATATTAACGGAGCAAGGAAATTACCTTGCTCCAGCTTTTTAAATAAAAGGAGGTATTATTATGGAAGATGAAGATAAAGAAGAACAAAAAAGAGATAAAGAATATGAAAAACAATTAATAGAATTTTTACAATCTTTACTTAGATATGACCTTGTAGATAAGTATTATGTCTGATACTTACTAATAAGGAGGTGTTAATATGGATGAATTTATAAATTATATTAAGCAATTACAACGAATAGATTATTTAAAAGAAGCAGCACAAGATAGAAATCCTGAAGCACTTAATGCTTTAAGAAATGCTACTAATGATATGCTGATTACTTGTCCGCCATTTTTAGAAACACATAAACCTGATTTATCTAATATGAAGAGATTATTGGATGAATCAAAAGAAAGAGAAGTTAAAACTCCTGATGGTGAATGGGAATCTATGTCTGATTTTCTATTTAATAATGAAATAAAATGGTAACCAAGTAGGTGGAAAACCTACTTGGTTTTCTGCTGTAGTTTAACATTTCTATAATTCAAAAAGGAGGTTACAATATGAATAAAACTTTGGATAAAAACACTAAAGAAACTATAGAAAAATCCACTGGTTTTTTATCATGGATACAAGAATTCTCTAAGAAGATAGTCGCTGTTACTTTCTTGATATTTGTTGCTGTGAATGTTTTTGTAATGATTATGATAGTTATGCAATATAACATGTCTGGTGGTGATGTATCTTATCTTGATACTCTTATCACAGAGGTACATAATACATTTAGAGATGTAATTGGTGGATATATCATTAAAGCAGCTACAGAGAATGTACTTAAGATAGGTGGTGGTATTGTAGATAAGTTCTTAGAGAATCAGATTCTTTCTAAACAGATGGATCTTGATAATAACTGCGAAGAAGATGAAGAAGTAGAAGATGAACAATAAAATATACACCCTAGGTAATACACCTAGGGTGTATATTTAATTGTATTTATTTGTTGGTTTGTCAATACATAATCGTATACTTGCATCTGAAACTTTTTCAGCATTCAAATAACACATAGACCCGTATATATAAACCATACTATTAGCAAGCAATAACTGTAAGTTATCATTTGCAGCTGCAGGTGAAATATAATCTATGATAAACTGAACTTTGTTCAGGTAGTGTTGTTCACAAGATACTGATCTAATATTATCTACCAAATTATATAGAAGCATGTGCTGATCGAATAATGAAATTAATGCATCAGTCATTTCGGTATTATCTACATAATTGATAGAATGGAAGAATTCTATTCTATCCATATATCATACCTCCCAATATTTTACATCATTCCAGAAAATGCTTCTCCCATTGCTCTTGCCTCGGCTTCTTTAGGATGCGCTTTATCATACATCAGCTGGCAATACCACTGATAGTACAATGTATGTACTATGAAATTGGGGAGCATATGAAGCTCCCCAATAGTAGTATGCTTAGCATAATCAGCCACTAGTTTTAGTTTTCTGACGTATTCACCAGTGCTGCCAGCTGATTGCGTAGAAAAAGTAAAGACTGTGCTCTTGCTTCTGTCTCAGCATTTTCTGCTCCACAATGAGGACATGTGGTTGCAGGCATGATATATGTAACAAGACGATCTTTAGTATTGATTGCTTCCATGTATGCTTTAAGAGCATTGATCTCATCAGAAGTAAACGTTCTAAGAATCTTGTTGTAGGTAATGATCTTAGACTTGCAAGTCTTAGCATCATTGTTATCATACTTCTTAAAGTCAACAGGAACATACTTCTTGTTAGCATAATCAATATGATAAAACTTGTCTACATAAGGAGCTACAGCGATAGCTGTACCATATTTGCGTCTAAATTCTGCATCATAGTAATCACCTTCAAGCAGAACTGCATACAGAGAAGGAATTACAAATCCGATTGCAAAGTTCTCAGATACAGGAACGATCTCAGTCGGAGTAAGTCCATAGTTATCAGCAGGAGCTGTCTTATAAAGTTTCTGGAACTTCTCCTTAGATTCTTCATCTTTGTACTTAACCATTCTTGAGAACGGAATATCATCTGTGATATATGTCTTCTCTGGACATTTAGCACCAGTACAGTCTACAGGCATATAGTTAGATCCCTTGAATGCTGCAATATACAGTAACATGAACAGATCATCGTAGTCAGTATATGCAATAGACTTAACCCAGATATTGAATGCAGGCTTAGGAGATACGATTGCATCATAAATCTTCTGCAGAATACCTCTATAATCCTGCTGCTGCATTAAAGATCTAAGATCTTCAAGGTCTGATCCAAGAAGAGTTCTTCCTTGTACAGTAATACCAGTAGCAGATAACGGCCACTTAGCTACTGAAACTTCCTTAGTCTCAACTACAGAGTTGATAGCGATAGGCTGAGTAGCTACAGTAAATCCTGTAAGATCTCTCTTATGAAGTATAGGTCTCATCTTCTCAGTTACCTGGCGTTGCAACGAAACCATAACCTTATCAGTATCAGTATTATCTTCAGTTTCAACTTCTACATCAAGATCTTCATCTTTCTCTTCGTCTTCAATAACAGCAGATGTAACTTCAATATCTACAGCATTCTCATCTCTTACTGAAGTATCAACAGGTTTAGCAGGTTCCTCAACTGCAGGTTCCTTAATAACTTCTTTAACTACTTCTTCCTCTACAGGAGTTTCTTCAGCAACATTATTCTCTTCCACAATATCTTCCTCTTCTTCCATGTTTTCTTCTTCAGGTTCATCAACAATGTCAGAACTAGCTCCATTATTGATATCAGCAAGTTCTTCTTCAGTATAACTGTCGAGAACTTCTACGCCTTCAACAATAGGTTCTTCTTCTACAGTATCAGCTACTGTAACTCCCTGAGGCATCATAGGTGCTTCATCAGGAGTAATATCTTCCTGAATAGAGAAAGCCTGCTGGGGAGCCGGCTGAGCTGCAGGCTTAGCAGGAACTACTCTCTGTACAGGCTGCTTAGGTACATTCTGTGTAACTACTTCAGGTGTATATACTACAGTATCCTGGGAATTGTTATAAGCAGATCTTTCAGCTGCTGCAGCATTATTCTGAGCATTATTTGCTCTCATAGCATTGATACTTCCCTTAGGTCTGGATACAGTGGGTTTTCCCATACCACCAGGAACCTGACTTGCTTCAATACCAAGTCTTTTAGCCTGTTCAGGTGATATAGCATTTTCATCCAGAACCGTAAACGCGGATTTATTAGCCATAATTTAATGTCCTCCTTTAATTAATCGAAGATATCATCTTCTTGCATTTTAAATACAAAATTAGGATCTGAATTTTGACGTTGTTGTTCAGGATGCATCTGAATAATATTAGATTTTGTCCCTTCAACTTCTGCTTGTTCGAGATCCTCAACAGGGATAATAGGTTTAAGATCAACACCACCATCCACTATCTTCTTACCTTCAAGTTCAGCTTCAGCTTTCTGTTCAGCTATGAACTTTCTATACTCTTCCATTTTACGTTTCTTATATTCTTCAAAAGGACCACCAGGACCAAGAATATCATTAACAAGACTTTCTTTTATAGTTACACCAGGAAATTCTCCTGTTTTAGGCTCAGGTAAAATATCAGTCATATTTACTTCTGACCTAGCAACGTTATCTCTATTATGAACGTTTACTGTTTTGAAAGTCATGCCTTTCATATCTCTAGGTTTGTCTTCAACAACTTCTGCAGGTTTATTTCCATCATTTTTAAGATCTTCTATTTTCATTATATCAACTCCTCATTATATCCTTCTACCATATCGGTTAAACTTATAGGGACAGGGGCTTCATTAGAATCATAAGTATATATTGTATCATTTATAGTTATTTCTATATTAAGCGTTTTATTAGGATTGATGATTATATTAACTTCAGATGCTTCAAAATCAGGAAGATATGTTTCAATCTGATTCTTAATTCTATCTTTCAACTCATCTAAAGTATTAATAGAAAAACGATATTTTCTGACTCCTACACCCATCTCTGGATGGAGGGGATCAGAACCTGGATCTAATAATATAAGTCTAAATAATAATAATGCTATAGCTCTTTGTTTCTTTTCAACTATAGGCTCATTGATCTTGTTTACGGAAATAAGATATTCACGTTCTTTAACCATATCGAACACTCCTTCCGATTATAGATTTGTTTTCGGTGTAAAAAATTACACATTTGCTCATTATAAAGAAGTTCAAGGTAAAAAAGAACGGTGTATAACACACCGTTCTTCTTAAGTTAAAACGTATTACATCTCACTGTCTTCATCATCAGTTTCCTGATTTTCGGAATTATCCTGATCAGATTCCTGATTTTTCTGCTCTCTCTGCTTTAAATTAAGCAGGTGAATTAGCTGGTAATTCATTGTATCTTTCCTCCTTTTTAAAATACTATATCTGCGATATATCTATATTCAGATAATCTACCATATTCCTCATGCATCCAGTACATGAACACATTCCTATCAAAAGGAATAAACGGTGTACTATCTTTGAAATGGAACTCCTGTATACACTTTTCTATTGTTGCAGGTATATATTCTCTAACCATATAGTCTGCCATCTTATACTGCATAAACGAATAGATAGCATCCATTTCTTCTTTAGAGAGCCCCTTAAAGTTGAATGTCTTACCATTTCTGTCTTCGATAATATAAAAGTCAGAAGGATCCATTTCATCTCTGTGAGCTACAGCAAATATATATGGAAATGCATATGGTATATCCTGTTCCTCACAATACGAGAAATACTTGCCAGCCAGATCATTCTGTATCCAAAAGGTTATCGTGTTGGTTCTTTTGAACTTGAGGTTCTTATCTACCTCAGTGTTCTTAAGAGTGATGGTATTAATTCTCCCCGTTTTGTTCTGTTTCCAGCTCCAATAATGCTTTCTTAGAAACAACTCGTGGCACTCTTTACTCATTAAATGTAACATTTGGTTTTCTCCTTATTAATGTTTTGTATACAGTTAAATAGTATATAACTTACCAGATTATTGAAGCCTTTGTGACACCGAGCTTAGAATGTATATGCAATGTTTCAGGATTGTAGGTAATGATTCTATCTACGTTTTCATAGAAGTAATCACTTGCATTCTTAAGTTCTTCATCAGTGTATACAAGCTCCAACGATATTCTTTTATCTATATTCTTGATAAAGTTATCCAGAAGCATGTACTGAGCAATAGAATATATAGCAGATATATCTGTAAGAGTCATATGTCTCTCATTTAATATATCATTTTCTATAATCACATGCTTGCCAACTACATTGACAGATTCTTCTTTAGTCATTACAGCGATATACGGTTTCTCTGCATACTTGTGAAGAACCAATTCAACTTCCTGGGTTGTTGGATACCAGTTAACTTCAGGCATCATCCTTTTGAACTTTAGATAATTACCAAAGTTATTTTCATTCTGATTTTCAGTCATCAGACACCACTTATTGTGCATCATATATGACTTTGCTATTTGTCTCTTTACAATTTCAATTTGCATAAAAAATAGACCTCCTTGTATTTTATATTTTGGTAAGATACTATATATCTGATCACCATTATAGTATATAATCATGATCCACAAAGTTTTCCAAATGGTCGAACACTCTAATAATTGTTGAAAAGGAGGATTTCACATGGCTACAAATAAGTATTTTAAATGTCCGTTTTGTGATAAACGACGTGATCGTAAGAGCCTGGTAGCTCATATCGAATCCAAACACATAGATGAATTACCTGAAGGATTTACTCCTTTACAAGCAACGTTTCATGTTGCTAATAAGAAAGAATTTGATTATAGACCTCCTTGTAGAATTTGTAAATCTCCTACACAATGGGATGAAAAGAAAGGCAGATATAATCAATTATGTGGTAAACAATCATGCCATGATGCATATGTAGATAAGATGCATAGGAACATGGGTGATAGAGAAGGTATAAATAGATTAACTGCTTCTCCTGAAGGTTTAGAAAAAATGCTTGCTGGTAGAAGAATATCTGGTAAGTATAAATTTCAGGATGGATCATATAAGACTTATACTGGATCTTATGAATTAAAAGCTTTAGAGTTTATGGATAAGATATTAAACTGTAAATCTGAAGATATATTTGCACCTGGTCCTGTTATGGAATATATTCTTGATGGAGCAAAGCATTACTATATTACAGATTTGTATTATGCTCCGTATAATCTTATAATCGAGGTTAAAGATGGAGGAGATAAACCAAATACAAATCCTGCATTTGCTGAGACTAGGCGTAAAGTTATAGCTAAAGAGAAGTATATTATAGAGAATACAGATTATAATTATCTGAGATTAACCAATAATGACTTCTCTCAACTGCTTAACGTATTCGCGGATCTTAAGATGTCTTTTAATGATGCAAGAATTTCAAATTCTGATAAGCCTAAAAGAATAGTTCATGCTAATGAATCTGTTCAGATGGAAAATATGGTTGGTGCTATACAAGCAGCTATGCCTCCTGCACCTACAAAAGATGATGCAGTTATAGTGAATTATCAGATGAATAATGTATTCTCTGGTAAAACTCATATAGCAGCTGCTAGTAATATTAAATTTGACAGAATGTTTAAACAGAATGAATACACTGGAATAGTAGAAGAAGTTGATAAGAGTTTCTTGGAGAATTGTAACTATGATGTATATATAGTTCCTGGAGCTAGAGCTAAACTCACTGGTTTTATTGAGGAAACTTTAGGTACTATACAATCTCCTGGTATATTCTTTGATTCTATATTTGGTCATCCTGAGTATACATTTGATCAGATTCAGTATGAAGATAACGCTATACCTGTAAACGATTACTATGCTAGCTTATCTGAGGTTACCGATATTACAACTTGCTATGTATTAGAAGCTGTAACAACGTCAAAAATAAATAAGATTAAGGAACTCAATGATGAACTTAATGATTATGATTATGGTGTTATAGTAAACGGTAAACCTATTCATGATTTAACTGCTGTAAGTAAAGATCAGTATTTCACTTCTGATGCTCAGTCTTTTGCTAGATTGAAGATAGGAAATTGCTGGGACTTTGTAAATTATGAAGCAGATTGGTTCAGAAAAGAGAGTATACCTTATAAAGCATACTTCGCTATTATGGGTGTAGCAGGTAAAAGAATAACACCTACACATACTTTTATATCATTCAAAGATAAAGATAATAACGTTTATTGGTTTGAATCTGCTTGGGGTGGTAATAAAGGTGTTAGGATGTATAAGAATGAAGAAGAGATGCTTAAAGACTTCGTTACTCGTTTTATCAGTAAGCGTAAGAAATGGCAAGAGGTTGATATCTATAATTATCGTCCTGGTAGTAAGTTTGTTGGTATTAATGATGCTGACTTTATCAATAAGATTACTACAGAAAACAGGATGATTAAACAGATCTTTAATAAGGAAGGAGGAGATCCCAATGGACAAAAATAATGTAATAGTTCCTACTGATGATATTGAGGAACTTAAATTAGACTATAATAAGTGGGATAGTACTCTCACTTATGATCAAAAGAAACGATCGAATATGAAGTGTGAAGAACTTTATGGCTGTAATAATATGGAGCTGTTTGATAAACTCAATTCTGCTATTACTACAGCCAATGATGTAATCACTAAAGAATCTTTTGATATTCCTGATAATTTCCTGGCTGACTGGGACATCTTAAACAAAATTAAGATGTCCCAAATCGTTATGGATCAACATCATGATTTAATACTGCTTATAGATTATCCTAAGCCGATGCCTATAGATCAGTTGGAGTTTTTATATAATAAATTCCAGTCTTCTATTACTCATGATAGAAGATTGATGAGTGATAGATATTCTCTTGAGATTTGGGGCGCTTCTGTAACTGATATGTATAAGAAGATTAAAGGAAAGATTATGTCCTTAACTAATAAGGTGGATAATCCTATTACTTTAAAAGAAGGTGCAGTTGATGTTACAATAACTCATTTTCTTGAATCTTATAGTGAAGCAGATGAACTTCGTAGAGAGATAATGAAGATAGATGGCTATACTGAAAAGGATACTTTCTATGAGACTGTTATTTTAAGAGAGGGAATCGAGAAGTGTAAGTTTGAAAAGTTTGATTATGATAAGGTATTTGATAATATAACACCTTGGTTTACTCCTACTGAATACACTGATATAGTAGAAGAGGATGTAAATCCTTTTGATTATTCTTTTATTGAGAATGGATCAGAATATTACGAAACCATAGTTAAACTTCAGGAAAAACATAATGTTCCTGCTCAGCTTAAACTTGGTTGGAATCCTGCTATAAAAATGAATGCCCATGCAGTCAAGGTTGCCAGAAAGAGACAAGTAGATTGGTTTAATGAGAATGAGAGAAGAGTGCAGGTAATTGATGTATCTAATTTATCTACAGATCTTCCTAATAGTGTTCTTGAAGCTGAAACAGATGAGCTAAAAGATACTAATATTTTACTTAAACCTATCTATATCGTATTAAGTCTTGGTAAAAAGCTTCATAGCAAAATAATAACAGGATTCACAAAAGCTGAATTTTCTCATGCTGGTATATCTCTTGATTCTAGTATGAATAATGTGTTTTCTTTTAACTTTAGTAAAGCTAAAGGTGTAGATGGTATAGCTAAAGAATCTATTAAAGATTATCCTGAAGGTAGAGATATAATGGTTAGTGCTATATTTGTACCTGAAAAGGTTTTCGATAAAGTAAAATCGACTATCAAAAATTATGAGAATAATAAAGAAAAATATCATTATGGATTTACTAATCTTCTTGATTACGTAACTAAGAAAGAAAAGGATATATCTCAAAGTACTAACTTAGTTTGTTCTCAATTTGTTGATAATGTACTTAAGTTAAGTAATATAGATATTACACATAAGTCTTCTAACTTAGT